GCGCCTCCCAGGGGGACCGCCGTGAGTGACCTGCGAAAGAAGCTGGCGAAGCTGGCGGACAGGTGGGAGAGGGAGGCAGCATTGCACCCGAGCGAGATGGCTGCCATCGAGATTCACGAGTGCTCCCTTGCCCTGCGATCCGCCCTGGACGCCGCCCCGGTGGAGCCGGCCCCCGCCGCTCCTGTAGAGGGGAGCGAGGAGCCGGAGCCCGGAGGGTGCTCTCGCTGCGGCTTGCACCGCGACCGAGCGATCCACTGGAATCGCGAGAGCCCGCTCTTCCACGAATTCTCGCCCGCCGGCCGCTCCCCGGGCCCCGCGCCGAGAGGAGCGCCATGACGCCCCAGACCCGCCAGACCATCGCCCTCGTGAACTTCGTTCTCCAGTTGGCGACGCTTGCGATGGTCGTGGCAGCCCTCGTGCTGCTGCTCCTCTCCGCCGGCTGCGCCCCGGTCTCCCTGTCCTGGAAGAACGAGCGCCACCCGGAGCGCGTCCTGGAGAAGGACTGGAACGCTTGCCTCGACTGGGCCGCCACCGCCTATCGCATGCCGGGCTGGACCTTCCGTTCCATGATGCTCGACTGCATGGGGGCCCGGGAGTGGCACCGCGAGGTGGTCCTGTACCCGGAGGAGCCTTGATCGCCGCGGGCCTTCTCGCCCTCGTGGTCGCCGGGCCGCCCGCCGTCGAGGTCCTGGACCGCGTCCCCGCCCAGCTCGAGCGGCTTGCCTGCTACGACCGAGCCGCCGCGGCGCTCGACCTGGCCGAGCTCGAGCTCGCCGGCGCGGCGAACGGCCGGCTACGGCGGGAGGCCGGCGCGCGCTGGATGGCCGCCCGCCGACGCCTCGGCGCCTGCCGTTCAGGGTGGACGGACGAGCACACCACCCAGAAGGAGGGTGCCTCCGGTCCCGCCAGCCGCCAGGGCCGTGCCGCTCGCGTACCATCCGAGCAGCGGCAGCCGTAGCTCAGGGCTCACCAGGGCGGCGCCGGCGAGCCACCCCTGGCCGGAGACACCACCCACCGGCCCCGCGCGCCACCTTGCCCGGTTTCCGGCCTCCACGGCTGGCGTCCGGAAGGCCACCGTGACGGGCGCCGAGAGCGGGGCCCGGGCCAGGAGTGCCCCATCCGAGACTCGGGAGGCCTCGAGGGTGGCAACGAGCATGGTCGCCCCCTCCTCGCCCTCGACCCCGACGCCGTCGACGGCGAGCTCGAGCTGGTCGAGCTCCCCGAGCTGGCACCTTGGACACCCTTCCGGGGCCGGGAGGGGCTGCGCGGTGACTGGGGTGGGCGCGGTGGTGCCGCGCACGACCAGGAGGGCGCGCAGCTTGCCGATCTCCTTCGCCGCCCGGGTGAGCTCCGCGCGGAGCTCCGGGTTCTCCCGCTTCGCCTTCTCCGCCTCCTCGTCGACGACGCGCTGAGTCACGACCTGGACGACGGGCACCTCGGCGGCCCGGGCGCGCGCCTCCTCCTCGAGGCGGGCGCGGTCGGCCTCGAGGAGGCGCCGCTCGGCGCACCCGCGAGCGGAGTACCCGCTCACGAGGACGAGGGCGCCGGCGAGGAGCCAGGGCGCGAAGGCCTTGGCCTGGCCGAGGATGGGGATCATGGCGCGGGAGGCCGCTCGGCGACCCGCTCCTGCTCCTTCGGCGTAAGGGTGTTCTTGTCGCCAGCCTTCGAGGCGAGCGCGGTGGCGAGGATCGCGCCCACCGCGAGACGCACAGCCCAGTCCTTCCAGCCCCAGGCCAGGATCGTCTCCGGCGGGGCGGTGACGACGGTGGCGCCGACGCCGGCGACGAAGCCGACCGAGGACCGGAACCAGAGCACCGCGCGCTCCGGGCTCCAGAGGAGATTGTGGACGAACCTACCGATGAGGGGGATCATGAGCTGCGCTCCCTTCGTGGCCCAGGCGAGAGTGCCCGGGGGACTACGGCTTCGCTGCCCGGCAGGCCTCGCGCGTCTCGACGAGCTGCTGGGAGAGGTCGTTGTAGTAGAAGGCTCGGTCGGCGTCGGAGCGCTGGTCGGCCCGGTAGAGCAGCCAGCCGAGGAGCAGGAGCGCGGCGCCGAGCGGGCCGTACTTCTCGAGGGCGAGCTTGAGGATCTGGGCCATCAGTTGCTCTTGACCTCGAGCGCAGCCACCGCGCCGAAGTCCATCGTGTTCGTCCAGCCAAGGGTGAGCGAGCCGGTGCCGGTGGTGCTGATCCCGGAGGCCGTGCCGACGGTGGGGCTCGGGCCGGAGAGGAAGGCGTCGGAAAGCTCGGTCGTCGAGCCGTTCGGGGTGACCGTCGTGTCCGTCGACTCCCGGAAGACCCCGACGTAGCTCCAGGAGCCGCTCGCCACGCCGGAGAGCGTCGCCGTCTCGGCCGAGCTCGACGTGGTGTTGGTGGCCGTCGCGCCGAAGGTTCCGGCCCAGCCCGCCAGGGCGTCGATCGTGAGCGAGCGCGCGAAGTCGATGGAGGCGAAGCCCATCGTGAGGGTGAGCTGCTGGGAGGAGATCGCCGAGGAGTAGGGCGCGGTCCAGACCTGCGCCAGGTGGGTAACCGCGCTCGGGGCCGAGGTGATGAGCGCCTCGACCCGCTTCGTCCACGTGAGTCCCGCGCCCGTGAGGACGGGCTGGCCCTGGTTGTTCCCGTCGAGGTTGCCCATGCTCACTACGACGACGAGCAGCCCCGCCGACGAGGAGGTCGAGAAGGCCGACGACAGGAAGGTCGTCCCCGAGCTGCCCGTGCCGCTCCCCGTGGTGACGACGGGGAAGGTGCTCGCGCCGGCGTCGCGCTGGATGCCGGGTGGGTTCCACTGGGTCGCGCCGCTCCCGACGGCGCCGGTGTACCAGTGACGGTGCCCGGCGACGGCCGGGCCCGCGAGGAGCAGCGCGAGGGCGGCGAGGGCGCCGCGCCTGGTCTTCATCCGGGAGTCTCCTCGAGCCCGATCTGGACCTCGCCGGCCGCGACGGGCAGGCCGAGGTGGAGCCCGATCATTGGGGGAAGCTGCGCCGGGTCGGAAAAGACGTAGTTGACTCGCATCGAAAGCATGACCGCACCTCCCTACTTGAAGAAGATCGTTCCCGACGACGCCGAGCCGCAGGTCGTCCCGCCGGTCGCGGTGGTCGAGACGCAGATCCCGATCCCCGTGGCGTGGTTGCGCAGCGGGAAGGCGCCAGGCGGCAGGTTGAAGACGCCGGGCGTCACCGGCAGCGGCACCGACCAGACCACCGAGGTGCCGCACGTGGGCGTACCGGCGGTGTTATAGAACTGGAGCCAGCACACCGAGGCCGCGGCGTTGATTGCTGAGATCCCGTACACGTTGCCCGCGCTCGCCTTGACGTTGAGTGCGGTGTTCGCGGTGTAGGTGACCGAGGTGGTCCCGACGTCGTGCGTGGTGGTGGCCGGCGTGTCGAAGACGCCGCCCGAAACGGTGTCGATCTGGAGCATTTCCCCGCGCCCGGCGGTGACCGCGGTGGGAGCCGCTCGCGCGACGGCCGGCTGCACGCCCAGGCCGTTGGCGATCGCGGTGGTGTCGTTCGCCAGCACCGAGGGGGCGAGGTAGGTGGAGGAGTCGGTCAGCCGGACGTTCATGGCGCCCGTGACCGAGTCGAACGACGCCACCGCCACGTTGCCCGCCGTCACCGCGCTGACTGCGCTGCATGAGACGCCGTCCGCCGTCAGCAGCCATGGCACCGCGCCCGGCGTGGTGTTCAGGGCCCCGCTCTTCAGGGCGTTCAGGGTGGTCGCGGTGGTCGCGTCCTGGGCTGCTACCTGGAGGGCCGTCGGCGGCGCGCCGAGTGCGCCCGGGGCGCCGGAGGCGAGCAGCGTCGGGTCGTCGACGTCGGAGGCCCTCACGGTGACGGTGACGCTCCCGCTCGTCCACGAAGAAGCGCGGACGCGGGCGAAGCCGCCGGCTCCTACCCCGACGAGCGTCCGCGTAATCCCGACCGCGTGTGTGGCGTTCGGGATCGTGGCCGCCTTCGCGCCGGTGGCCGGGTCGTCGAAGTACGTCGCCACCCATGAGGTGTTGTCGAGCGAGAACTCCGGCGTGAGGATGATCCCGGTGGGCGAGGAGGTCGCCGTCTCGACCATGCCCACGCTCGATTTGCCCGCCATCGTGACCGCGCACGTGGAGTTGAGAGCGTTGAGGACGCACGCCGACTGGACGGTGTCGATGGTGGTGATGCCGGTGCGCAGGTTGCCCGCGGTGTCGAGGGTGACGCCCTCGAGGTTCCCGTTCGTGTAGCTCGGCGCGCTCGACACGACCTTCGCGCCGGCGAAGGTGGCGGACGCCGGCGTGGCCGAGGCGACGGAGCTCACCGAGCCGTTGGAGCCGCCGCCGGTGACCACGTCGACCTGGAGCCGGCCGGTGTTCGCAGTCCGCACCCGATCCCAGGTCGTCCCGTTGTAGCCCATGAGGTGCGAGGAGGCCTCGAGGGCGCCGGCCGTGAGCACCGCCTCGGCGTCGGCGTTCGTCGCGCCGGCCCGGGCGAGGACCATGTTCGTCCCGTCCGAGAAGCCCGCGGCCGTGCCGGTGGCCGGGAAGGCGGCGCCGTAGGAGCTCGAGGTGCCCCCGCCTCCGCCGCCCGCGGTGTAGAAGGCCGCCCCGTCGGAGAGGCGGCAGGAGAGGGGCGCCGCCGCCGTCGTGTGGGCGTCGGTGGTGGGCACGGCAGAGGCGCGGAGCTGCGCGTCGGTGAGGGGCCCGGTGGCGGTGACGGTCCCGGACACGGGCTGGGTGACTCCCGAGCCGTCGACCAGGAGGCGGGTCGCGGTGACCGTGAGGCCGGAGGGCACCTTGCCGTTGAGGGTCGAGAGCGTGCCCTCCGTCGAGGCGCCGGCCGGAAGGGGAAGGGCCGCGGCGCTCACGGGCTGGGTCGCCTGCCAGAAGGTTCCGGAGATCGGGACCGCCACCGCGCGGAGCTGCGCATCGGTGAGCGGCCCGGAGACGGGTTGCGTGGCCTGCCAGAATGTCCCGGACACGGGAACCGCCGAGGCGCGGAGCTGGGTGTCGGTGAGGGGTAGGAAGAAGCTCGAGCCGTCCGAGATCCGGCAGGCCATCGGCGAGGCGGCCGTCGTGTGGAGGCTCCTCGTCCGGAGCCAGCCCGCGAGGTCCTGGGAGAAGGGTTGCGAGCTGCCCTCGCCGTAGGTGGGCGGGGCCGCCGTCGCGGTCGCGCTCGAGCTCGCCGAGATCGTGCCGGCGATGCGCAGCTCGCCCGCTGTGGTGAGGGTCGGGGCCTGCATCGTGCCGACGGTGTAGCTCGGGGTCCCGGTGATCACCTTCGCCCCGGCCGCCGTGCCCGTGGCGGGGAAGGCGTTGCCGAAGGTCGCGCCGCCGCCGGCGCTGGTCGTCACCTTGAGGGTGCCATCGGAGGCGACCTCGGCACACTGGGTGGTGATCGTCTTGTCGCACACCCGCACGCGGTCGGCCTGCGCGAGGGCGAAGGAGGGGAGCAGGGCGAGAAGGAGAAGAGCGCGCATTTCAGGGCCTCCCGAGGCCGAGGGTGTAGTCGGTGGTGACGTCGGTGCCGCCGGAGAGCCCGACGCCGTCCGGAACGAACATAAAGCGCACCGAGTCGAGGCGGACCACGACTGGGGGTAGGGCCGCCTCGAAGAGGCCGGCGAGCATCGTGGCGTCGTCGTCCATCTGGGGCGCGGGGATCCAGAGGAGCCGCGCCTGGACCCAGACCCACGCCCGGAAGAGGCCGGTCCCGTCGAAGGTCTGCCCGGCCGGCGCGCGGAAGCTGGGCATGAGCGCCCAGTGACGAGAGAGGTCCACGCCGAGCGTGGGATCGGCGCCCGGCGCCTCGCCGATGCCGGAGGCGAGCTGGATCGAGCGCCAGCTCGAGCGCCCGGTGCGTTCCCAGGTGCCCATGACTCAGAGCCCCACGCGGGCGGGGTGGACGCGGGCGGCCGCCGCTTTGCCCTTCACCTCGGCGCGGCCGCGCTGGTACGAAGCGAGGCCGACGCCGGCGAGCAGCGTCCCGCTCGAGCTCGCCGCGACCCCGCCCCAGGCGAGCGAATAGATCGAGCAGAGCACGATCCCGAGCAGGGCGAAGCCGAAGCCCACCCCCATGTACGCGAGCGCCAGGCGGTACTCGGTGGTGGTCCTTCCAGGCGTGACGCCGATTGCCATGAGCCCCTCCACGGGGAGTGCGGGTTACGTGGTGCCTTTCTCCATCATCTTCGAGAGGCGCAGGGCGCGCGGGCCGACCTGCTGGGCCCACTTCGAGAGCAGCATGTTCGCCGCGGCCTCCTGGTACCTCCCGAGCTGCACCAGGGCGAGGGTGTTCCGGAAGCCGAGGAGCCCCTGGACGCCCATGTTAAAGGCCATGTTCGCGAGCACCCGCTGGCGGACCTCGTCGAGCGTCGACCACCAGGGCAGGCGGCGCTCGAGCTCGTCCACCACCTCGGCTATGTCGTGCTCGAGGAGGAGCTCGGCCTCCTCGAGGCTGATCCCCTTGTCGGTGAGGTTCCGGCCGGCGCCGATCGTGGTCTTCCCGACCTGGTCGACGTACGGGAAGAGCCGCACGTCTTCGTCGCGCCGCAGCTCTGCGGCGAGCTTCGTCCTATCCATCACCCACCCCTGGCAGCGTCCGCCGCCATCGCGACCTGGTCCTTGCGCCACTGTTCCAGCACGGAGAGCCGCTCCTCGACCCGCTCCAGCGTAGTCCGGAACTCCGCGCGCGCCTCGGCGTCGAGCTTCGTTGCCTGGAGGATCTCCTCGAGTGCGAGCCCGGTGCTGCGCACCGTGTCGTCGAGCCTCTCGAGCTTGCGGTCGAGGAGCGCGTCCATGCCAGCCATCACGCCGGCGACGAGCCCACCGTGCGCCGCCTCGCAGGCCTGGCCCACCGTCTCGGCGAGCTTCGCCTCGGTGGGCCTTTTCCGCTGGTCCGTCATCGTCCCGCCCTTCCGACTGGTTTCGCAGGTACGTCCTTGGAGGCGATCGGCGTGGTCTCCCCGAGCTTCACCCCAAGGGTCGCCGCGAGCTTCCCCACATTCTCGCCGACGATCTTCGTCTCCCGGGTGGTGAGCTCCTGCTCGCGCCGGTTGAGGTCGTGGGAGTCGACGAGCCGCTTGAGTGTGGCCGTGCTCTCCTCGCCCTGCTTCACCAGCGCAGCCGTCCCCTTGCCGAGGCCCTCGAGCGCGGTCGACTGGCGGTTGATGGCCGCGATCCCCTGGTAGCCTAGCCAGATCAGCGCCGCGAGCGAGCCGCCCCTGATGCCGAGCCGGCCGAGGAGGTCCTCGAGCCGGCCGGCCGGGGTCTTCGAGTTGGGCGGCCGCTCCGCCCACCCGAACCAGATCATGACGCGCTGCGCGGAGAGCTTGCGCTCCGGCTTCGGCGTGTCCTGGAGCTCCTCGGCCACGGCGAGCCTCAGAGGGCAAACGCCATCATGCGGGCCGCGCCGGTGCCGCCCGCGCTCAAGGAGAAACGGATCTTCGGCGGGAGGATCATCTGGTAGGCGAAAGTCCCGGGCGGCCGCCCGTGACCGGTGATCCTCAGGCGCATGGTGAGTGACGCTCCGGCGGCAGGATAGGAGGCGTTGAAAAACTGACCCAGGGGGAGGTTGACCCCGCCGGCGTAGAACTTGGTAGTGGGCGCATCGGCGGTCTGGAGAATCCCGGGGCCGACTACGTATTGAAGCGCCTCCCCGGCATTGAGCGAGGCGCCGGGGATCTTGATGGTCCAGACGTCCGACGAGACCTGAAGCGTGGGCACGGTGCCCAGGGAGCCGTTCAGGAGGCCACTGATCGAGACCCTCGAGAAGCCCATCGTAAAGAGAGTGGGGCTTTGGACGAAGGTGTTTACCGCGCTCGTCTCGTCATACAGCAGGTAGGCGCCATCTTCAGTCGTCGGGGGAATCGGGCCCATGAGCGCGCGCACCAAGCCGAGCGGGTACGTCGACCCCGTGGGCGCTCCGCCGAGGGGCACGCTGGGCAGGACGACGACGCTGTCGAACTGGGTCCCGTCCTGAAGATAGCTCGTGACGGTGAGTGCGCGGTTGAAGCTGTTCGCCGCGGTATTGTCGATGAAAAGCTCGACGACCTCCGCCTTCGCTCTCGCCAGGTCGAGGATCGGCGACTGGACGAGCGCGCCGCCAGCGACCGACTCCGAGTCCCAGAGGAGCCTCGGGCCGATCTGCGCGAGCGCCTCGAGGGGCGCGAGGAGAAGGACGAGGAGGACGAGGAAGGTGGAGGCTGCTTTCAGGTGACGCATGCGGAGCTCCTTTTTGTGCGGGTGGCGCATCCTTTACGGTCCGAGATCGAAGAGCGAGAACGAGATCCCGACGTCGTTCCCGTAGGCGAAGGCACCGGCGACCCACTCCTCTGTGAAGACGAGGATCGTGGTCGTGGAGGACTTGATGTAATTAACGACCACCGCGTCGCCCGCGAAGGGTTGCCCGGAGACGACGATCGCCTGACGGTTGAGCGCGAGGGGAACGTCGAGCGTTACCACGTAGGGCCCGAAGCCAGGAGCTCCCGCGTTCACCACCGTACACCCGACCTGCTTCGAGATTGTGCCCGCGGATCCCTGCTCGACCACGAAGGCCGCCACGGGACCGCCACCGCTCGAGGAGCCGGGCCCGGCGATGAGGTGCCAAGCGGACTCGTAGAACATCCACAGGGTGCCGTCGGACCTTCGCATGTAGAGGCTCGCCGGACCGGCCGGGGCGGTGGGGATCCCCGTGCCCGATTCGAGCGTCGTCCCCCCGTCGAGGGTCACCGTGCCACCGCCGCTTGCCGGCGTTGCGCAGTCGAGCACGCGACCGTCGGCGCTGGTGAGGAAGTCTCCCGCGGCACAGGGCAGGCCGCCCGATACCTGCGCCTTCTCCCGGTCGAGCTGCTGGGAAATGAAGGTCTGCCGATCGAAGCCGGACCGCTCGATAGGCTTCGCCGTCGCCTGGTACGAGCCGGACGGGGAGAGCGCGAGGGGCTGGGTGATGGGCACGACCCGCTTGATCGTGAGCGTCCAGCCCGAGGTACACACCGAGCCGGCGACGAGGGTCACGGTCCCGCCCGCGGCCGCGCCGGCGCCGGTGACCGTGTAGTCGGTGGTGATCGTGAGGGTGGAGGTGGCGCCCGTCGAGGTGAAGGTCTTGCGGACGACCAGGTCGGCGTTCGCGTGGAAGGGGAAGCCCGCGGTGTAGGCGGTGGTGACGCCGTTACAGGTATACGGGCCGCTCGAGCTCGTGGCCGAGGGGACCGCGCCGAGCGCCTGGCCGGCGAGGAGGAGGAGCAGGGGGAGGAGCTTCTTCATGGTCATTCTCCTGTGAGGGCAGTCGAGAGGGAGCCCTTGCGCTTCTTCCCGTACGTGGTGCCGAGTGCCCGCTCGAGGGCGGTGTCCTCCGGGTCGCGGTCCGGGTCGAGCCAGTAGCCGAGCGAGGCCTTCGCCTGGGAGACGGGAAGGCCGGTGCCCATCGCCGCGGCCTCGGCGCCGGAGAGGGCGAAGTCGGCGAGATCCTGGGTCCACTCCTCGTCGCCGGCGAGCCACTTGCGCCCCGCGTCGATGCCGGTGCCGATGGCCTGCGCGGCCTGGGAGTAGATTCGCTCGACCGGGGCGAGGGAGACGTCCCTGCGCTTGTCGACGACCGCCCGGGCCAGGGGGCCGACGAGCGGCACGACCGAGAACGGAGCGAGCGCGGCGCGGCGGGCGATGAAGCGGGCCCAGTCGGCCCCGTCGACGCGCCCGTCCTCGTCGTCGTCCTGGGCGCCCTTCCCTACCGCGAGGTCAGAGATCACGGCCGCGGCGAGGAACCAGAAGGTGATGCGGGTGAACTTCCGGATCGCCCGGCCGCGCCGCTTGTCGCTCCAGTCGCGCCTGGCGTCGCTCGAGCCGGCGATCAGGCGGTTGAGGCGGCTATTCGCCCAGCCCGCGAACATCGTGAACCACTTGGCGTGCGGCGAGCGCATGAGCGCGGGGAGGTCTTTCGTCATGTTGGACGTCAACGAGAGGCGGACGGTCTGGGAGGCCCAGCGCACGGCCTCCTGCTGGGTGGTGCCGACCCCGTCGACCTTCCCGTCGAGCGCCTGGTGGTAGGCGCCGAGCCACACGGCGTACGCGGTCACGGCGTCGGAGGCCTGGAAGGCCCACATCGCGACCTGCTTCGCGCGCGCGACCGGGCCCGTTCGCCCGAGGGTGCGGCGGAACTCGGCCGCCAGGTCGCGGTCGAGGTTCCGGGCGCGGTGCCGCATTTCCGGGTCGACGCGCTTGATCCACTCGATCACGGCGCCGCGCTGCTTCGAGACTTGCGAGATCCCCTTCCAGAGGTACCGGGCGTCGACGCGGTCGGCAGCGTTGAAGACGCCGGTGAGGTTCTGAAGACTCTGCGCCGCGTTGAAGGCGAAGATCGAGCCGGTGAGGCCGGAGCGCGTTATGTTGTTGAACGCGAGCCACTGGCCCTCGCCGCCGTCCGGGATCACGAGGTCGTTCGCGGTGTCGCGCAGCCACTTGTCGAGGAGCGGCAGGACCTCCTCGCCGGCGGTGCGCTGGAGGGCGGCCCGGAAGTCCGAGTCGGTGAGGATCTCGTGGACCGAGATCAAGGCCTCGCGCATGGCGACGTCCTTCGTGGCGTGCCCCATGTGGCGGTACAGGCCGACGAGGGAGAGGTCCACCGGCCTGGCGAAGTCCTCGACGCGGGCGTTGAGGTGCCCGTGGGGAGTGATCGCGCGCTCCGCGCCGGGGGAGAAGAGCTGGAAGGAGCCGAGGTCGCTCTTCTCGCCCTGCGCCGCGCCGGCCCTGGAGAAGCGCCGATCATAGACCATCGGATAGTACCCGCCGTCGAGCTCGAGGTCCTGGCCGTCGGGGGTGCGCACGGTGAACTTCTCCCGCTTGATCTTCGGCGGGGCGAGGCCGGTCATGCGCTTTTCGAGCTCCTCCATCTGGGGCCAAAGGGTCTCGAGCTGGTCCCAGATCCGCTGCACGAGCTTCCAGTCGCCAGCGGTGAGGTGGCGGAGGAACTCCTGCCCGGTCTCCGGGCCATCCCATGCCTGGAGGCCGAACTTCTCGAGGCCGCCGTATCTCCACCCCTTCACGAGCTTCTGGCGGTTGGAGGGGTTGCCCCAGTTGAGCGCCACGGCGAGCGCGGCCTCCATCGTGTAGGGCTGGCCCTTCACGGTGAACCGCTCGCCGCGCCAGCGCAGCTTCTCGCTCATGGGCATTTTTTCGAGCTCGGCGAGCACCGGCTTCGCCACCTGGTCGGCGAGGTCGCTCCACCTGTGCGCGGAGTCGGAGACCACGTTCCAGAGGTAGCGAGTAAAGGGGCCGTTGAGGTCGCCGCCGTCCGCCTCCCGGAAGAACTCCTCGGGCCGGATCACGCCGGCCTGGAGCCGCTTGACGGCGCGAAGCGCCCTCTTCTTGAAGGAGAGGGTGTTCCGGTCGACGACGATCGCGTTGTCGCCGAAGCTCTCGAAGAGCCGCTGGGAGAGCTCGCCGATGATTGCCTTCCGCTCCCGCCGCCCCTGGGTGGTGAGGAGGGTCGTCTTCACGTGGGCGAGGTGGACGATGGAGTCGACCGTGGAGCGGAGGTCGGCGAGCTCCGCCGGCGTGAGCTCGCGCCAGTGTTGGGTCTTCTTCAGGAGCTCGATCACCCGGTCGGGCACGTAGGGGTCGCGGTTGAGCGCGCGCTGCTGCTCGATCCAGGCGAGCATGGAGGCGGCCGCGACGGTGTCGCCACCGGCCGCGGCGTTGATATCCCGGCGCCGGCCCACCTCGGCGACGCTCCTCGAGGCGCGCAGCTCGACGGAGGCGAGCAGGTCGTCGACGCGCTCCTGATAGTCGGCGCCGGCCTTGCCGAGGTCGGCCCGGATCCGGGGCCCCGAGACGGTGCGCAGGCGGGCGACGTCCTTGTCGGCCTGGTCCCGGGCCTCCTTCGCGGCCCTCCACATGAAGTGTGAGAAGAGCGCCTGTTCATGCGCGTCGAAGGCCTGCGCCGCGATCTCCCGCCGGGTGGTCTCGTCCTTCTCGCGGACGGCCTTCCCGAGCAGCTCGAGGGCGAGCCGGCCCTGGCGCTTCTCCGCTTGGAGGGCCCGGCCCGGCGCCGCCTCGGTGAGCGGCCGCTCGTCGACGAGCTCGCGCGCGCGCCGCTCGAGCGCGACCAGGTCGACGGACCGGAAGCGAGGGTCGAGCGCTGGGTAGAGCTTGCGGGCGAGCAGGCGCATCCCGGCGAGGATGGACCGGGCCTTCGCCTCGTTGTGGATCCCGTCCATCGCCTCGTCGGCGAGCTTCGCGGGGTTCTCGAGCAGCGTCGGGCCGAAGTCCCGCTGGAGCCGCTCCTCCACGCGCGTGCGGATCGTCTCGGCCCGGTTCGGCAGCTTCGCGAGCGCCTGCACGAGCTCGTCGCCGCTCTTGAACTCGAAGGCCTCGGCCGCGACGTCCGCGGGGACGGCCCGGTCGCCGCGGGTGGTGAGGCCGCGGAGCGCCCGGTTCACGAAATCGGCGCCGTACCGGGCGACCGCCTCGTCGCGGTCGAGCATGCGGGGCTCGCCGACGTCGGTCACGAGCTCGTCGGGGAGCGCCTGGCCCTCGGGCATGACCCCCTCCCGGAGGAACCGCTGCGCCCTGTACCCAGGCTGCTTGTCGAGCTCGGCCGCGATCTCGGTCGAGGCCTTCTCGCGCTCCCGCTGGAAGAACTCCTGCCGTTCGCGCGAGTCCTCGGCGAGGAGGAGGCGGTGGACCTGCTCCTTGCCGAGGCGGCGCGCCTCGAGGAGGTCCCGGACGATCTGGTCAGCCTCCGCCGGCGGGGCGGCCGCGCGCACCGCCGCCTCGAGCTGGGCGCCCTCGAGGTCGAGCTCCGCCTGGCGCACCGCCTCGTCCGCGCCGAGGATCCGGTCGAACATGCGCCGGACGTCGTCGGAGAGCTCGAGCGGCCGCCCATAGTCCTTTTCGTAGGTGGCTTGCACGCCGGCGAGGCCCTTGTAGATCCGGACCATCCAGAGCTTGAACCGGGAGAAGATGCGCCCGAGCTCCACGGTGGGGGCCTTGCCCTCGGAGAGGTAGAGCTCGAAGGCGTGGGAGAGCTGCTCCTCGCCGGCCTCGAGGGTGGTCCGGCGGGTCTTCTCCGCCGCGGTGAGGGTGGCCCCCTCCGCCTCCCGGCGTGCGAGCGCCTGGAGCTCGAGGAGCGCGGCGATCCGCTGGTCGTGGTCGGTGTAGCCCATCGCCTTCAGGGCCGTCGCGTACAGTCCTTGCAGCTCCGGCGCGGCGCCGACGCGGCTCGCGAGCTGGCCGAGAACGAGGCCCATCCAGTGACCGAGCTCGTGCGCCGCGGTCGACTCGTCGGCCCGGGCGAGCAGGGTGAGGTCGAGCTCGATCCCTTCGCCGGGGGAGCCGGGCACCCGGAACTTCACGAGGCCGCGGCCCTCCTGGAAGAGGGGCAGGCCCTCGCGCAGGATCCGGTTGCGGCCCTCCTGCGGCAGGTCGACCGTCCACACCTCGATGTGGGGATCGTTCACGAGGTCGTCGATGGGGATCCCCACCCGATCCGACCACTCGCGCATGGCGTTGTAGGTGCCCACCGGGTCGCGGTCCGGGATGCCGATCGCGTGCAGAATGTCTGAGCCACCGGAGAGATTCGAGATCGTGCTGTGCAGCGAGCGCTCCGTCTCGCGCTCCGCGTCGGACATGAGCTTCGTGTCCGGGCGCCGCTGCTCCTCGAGGGTGAGGGCAGCGTAGCGATCCTTTTCGGCCTGCCAAAGCTGCTCGAGCCGGACGCTGATCTTCGAGGCGAGCGCGTTGCGCAGCTCGCCGGGGTTCATCCTGAAGATTTCCCAGCGGGCGGAGCCCTTGAAGACGTCGCCGAGGGGAGCCACCTCGAGCTTGCCGCGGTACTTCTTCGCGAGCTTCTCGAGGACGCCCTTGATCCTCCGGTCGTAGGCCTGGGTGAAGGCCTCGGCGCGCGGCGCGCTCGCGCCCTGGTCCTGGGTCTGCATCTTCGCCCAGAGCTTCTTCGCGACGGCCGCGCGGCGCTCCGCCGACCACCGGGGCAGGCTCGCGGTGAGCTTCGCCTCGAGGTCCGCCTCGGAGGCGACGAAGTCCGGCGCGCCGCCCTGGTGCACGAGGCCCCGCGCCACCGCGGCCTCCTCGAGGTTGAGCCCCGCCACCTGGCCGCCCGACTGCTCCTTCACGCGGAGGTGGAACCCCTGGACCTCGTGCGTGCCGAGGAGATCCCCGAGGCCGAAGCCGTTGAGCTCGGCGCGCTCGAGCCGGTGAATCGCCTCGGCGAACGACTCGCCACCTCGGCCGATCGCGTCAGCCGCCTCTTGCTCGGTTTTCGCCTCCGATAGTTCCGCGAGGCGTCCGGACCAAAAGCGCTCGTTGCGGGGCTGCACCGTGTCGCTGTGATCCTGGATCGCCCGCATGAGCTTCCCGCGCGCGTCCTCCCAGGACACGACGAGCTCCGGCGCGCTCTCCGTCTTCGGGCCCTTCTCCCACGCGATGAGCTCGGAGCCCCATCGGCGGGTGTGCACCTCGCCCGGGGTGAGGGCGATCCGGTTGTGGCCCTTCTCCGCCGCGTAGCGCAGCACGCGCTTGACGACGAGCTCCTCCCAGGTCTCCTTGAACGGGGTATCCGGGACCGCCTTCTTCGAGGCCTGCACCTGGCGGAGCTCGCGCACGAGCAGGGACGCGAAGTGCGCACGCGCGCTCGCCTCGTCGACGACGTTCCGCTGGAAGTCGCTCCGGAGGGTCTCGACGCGCCTCGTGACGGGGTCCTCGACGCGCCAGAGGGTCACGCCCGAGGGGGTGGTCTTCCCGCTGTCCACCTTGAACCGGGCCGGGTCGACCTGCGCGTCGGTGTAGCCCTTCTCTCGTCCGGCCTGGTGGAGGTCCGACTGGATCTCTTCGATGAGGAGGACGCGCGAGTCGTCGCCGAGGCGGTGTTCCGACACCCGGGCGTGGGCCATGAGGTCGCCGTTCAGGCCGGCGTCCCCCTGGAAGTGTGGCGACTGGTAGAAGCCCTGGCGCAGGAGCTCGTTCACTCCGGTCGGCTGCTCGGGCCGGAAGAGGAGGATCTCTCGGTAGGTGCCCTCGGCCTCGTTGCCGACCGTGTAGCCCTGGGGGCCGCCGTAGTGAACCTTGAGCTTCTCCTCCGGGCTCGCGTACTCCTCGAGGTGCTTCCCCTCGAAGAAAGCGAGGTTGTCGAGGTGGCCCTGGTAGGTGCGCACCGCCGACTCGTACTCGGGGCGCTTGAGCTCCCGGTACGCCTTCTGCATCACGAGCGCATGCGCCTCCGCCTCGGCCCGGGTGGCGAAGCGCGGCCCGACCCCTCGGCCGGCGCCAGCGAGCGCGCCGGCGATTACCTGGAATCCCGGGGGACTGAAAGTGAACGAGTCGGCCCCCATCTCCCAGACCTGCATCACCTTCGCGCCCGTCTCCTCGAGGCTCGCGTCGAGCTGCTCCTGGAGCGTCTTTCGGACGGGCTCGAGCATGTCCTTCGTGACCCGGCCCTCGAGCTCCCGGTGACTGAGCTCCTGGGCGATCCATGCCGCGGTGGAAATGAGGCTCCCGTGGGCGGGGACCGGCGCGCCGTCGGTGAGGTACCAGAGGATGCCGTCCCCGCCGTCCTTCTCGAGGGCCACGAGGTTCGCGCCGGCGTTTACGATCGCCTCGAGCTGGGAGTCCGGGATCGGGGCGAACACGCCACCGCGGTCCCCCCTGCTCCGCCTCGTCATTATGTCGCGCGCCTGCGAAAGGGTGACGATCCCAAACCGCTCGTCGGCGAGCCGGAAGCCCGGCCCGGCGCCATCGCCCGCCGGAGCGTATTCGAGCCCCTCGGCGTGGAGCTCCTCCACCATCGCGCGCCGGATGGCCTGGCCCATCGCGTCGAGCTTCGGCGGCTCGCCGAGAATCCGCTCCGTAACGACGATGCGCCGCTGGCGCACCGCGGCGACGATCGCCCAGCGGGCCCGCTTCGTCTGGTCCGCTCCGCCGAGCAGGGCGTCGAGACCCAGAATCTCGATCTCCTCGGCCTTCACGCCCGGGGTCTTCCGGATCTTCGCGAGCCACTCCCTCGGCGTGGCCTCGTCGTCCTTGAGGGGGGTCGTATTGACCTTGAGCAGCACCGACTCGATCGCCCGCTCGACGGCCGAGTGCCACGGCGAGCCGCTCGCCTCGGAGACTTCGCCCTGGCGCAGCACCACCGCGCCCTGGTCGAGCTCGACGACCCCGACGTCCCCGGTCTTCTCTCGGTGGGCGGCCGCCATCGCGGAGAGGAGCTCGACGCCGTCCTCGAGGCCGAGGCGCTTCGCGAGCTCGTCGGGGTGGATCCCGCCCTCGGCGATGAGGCCGCGGAAGGCGCCCTGTGCGTCGGCGCCGACCACGTCGATCACGGCCTGGGCGTCGAGCTTGGGCCGGGCCGCCGCGGTCTGCACGCGCGCCTCGCGCGCCTGCGCCTCGAGCTCGCCCGCCCGCGCGCGCAGGCCCTCGAGCTTCGCGGCGATCGGGTCGGCTGCGGTGGGCGCGCGCGCTTCCTCGAGGGTGACGGCCTGGCCGTAGAACTTCGGCGGCCGCTTCGCGAAGGTGGGCCTCGAAGGGTCGAGCTCGGCGCGCGTGATGCGCAGCCACTCGAGCATGGTCGACGTGACCTGCTTGTTCGCAAAGCCCTTCTGGGTGGTCACGTACCGGATGTCCCGCTGGGCGAAGTCGATGAGGTGCCCCCATGCCACCTCGGGCAGCGGGTCCTCCGGCCGGGCGCCCTCGGGGAGCCGCATCCACGCGCGCAGGTCGTCGAAAACGCTCTTGAGCTTCTTTCCGCCGAAGCCGTCGAGGATCCGGGCGACGGCGTACCCCTGGCGGAGCGCGAAGTCGTTGGGCGGGAAGTCCTCAAAGGCCCGCCGCATGTAGGCCTGCACGAGCTTCTGGGCCTGCTCCGGGGCTGCGGAGCCATCCTGGAGCGCGCTCCAGGTCCACTCCCACGCCGGCCGCTCGCCGGCGAACCGCTCGCCGGAGAGCCACTCCGGCATGGTCACCGGCCGGATCTCGGCGCCGGCGGGGGGCGCCTCGGGGCCGAGGACCTGCCAGCGCGGCGCGCCGCCCTCCTCGTCCGGGGCGAGGACGAGGTGCACCCGGCGAGTCGTGCTGCGCCGCATCACGGGATCCTGGGCCTCGATCTGGCGCCGGACCTGCTCGTCCTTGTCGCCGGGCTCGGCCTTCCCGGCGGCCTTGGCGCGCTTCGCCTCGAGGTCCCGGATCTCTTTCTGCACCGCGTCAACCTGCTTGCGGAGCTCCTTCGGCACCTCGCCCTTGCCGCCCGCGGCCGAGGCCTCCTTCGCGGCCCGCACCAGGTCGGCGAGCTCGGCGCCGCCCTTCCCGGAGCGCAGGAAGGAGAACGCCCGCTCCGCCGCCTTGCCCACGTCCTTCGCCGGCGCCGGCGAGACGGCGGAGGGGGGCGCCACCACCGCGAGCTCGTCCCTCGAGACGAAGGACTCCCCGTGCCCGAGCGCGCCGCCCGCGCGAGAGTCGCCGTACTTCGCCTTCGCCGCGCCCTTCGCCTTCACGAGCTCGGCGACCGCGGCCTCCTTGGTGGCGCCCACGCCGGCGTAGAGCGAGAGCTGGTCCTTCTCCCGGAGCTTCCCGGCCGGGCCGGCGAGGCGGCCCTTGAAGTCCTCGAGGAAGGCGTCGGCCTGGGCCGCGGTGTCGAAATGTCCATAGAATTCATCGCCCGTGCTCATGCGGTGGGCCTTGCCGCGCTGGGGCCTCGAGGCCTCGGCGAGCTCCCGGCCGAAGACTTGGAGCGCCTGGTCCCCTGCGATCTGGCCGTACAGGTCGTTCCGGGCCTTCAGGCCGGGCATGTCCAGCACGACGTGGACGCCCCCTTCGGAGCCCTTCGAGCGGAGAAACTCCTCGTGGGCCCGCTGGTTGCCGACCTGGGGCACCAGGGCGTCGACGAACGCGGCGCGCTTGAGCTGGAGGATCGCGCGGCGGTCGCCTCGGTAGGCGGCGAGGATGAGGGCTCGCGTCTCCGCGGGAAGGTCCTTCCCGCGACCGGCCGGCCATTCTGCGGGCCTCCGGGGACCTGGCGCCTCCACGGGCCCCACCGGCGGTGTCGCGGGGCCCTGCGGCCTTGCCTGGACCTCTGGCACGGGAACCCCTTCCGGGGCCGGGGTGGCGACGCGCGGCCCGGCGGGGCCCTCGCCGTGGATGGGGAGCGGGAACTGCTGGGCGACCTGGGCGGGGGTGAGCTGCGCTTTCGAGGCGAAGAAGGCGATCGAGTCCCGGAAGAGCCGCGCCACCGCTTGCGCGTGGGCCTCGCCGAGCTCCGGCTTCGCGGCGAGCACCTCGAGGTACTTCGCATGCTCGATCCCGTCGAGCTCGCCGACCTGCTCGTCCTTCCCGACCCCCTCGGCCACCTTCCGGAGGCCCTCGAGCTGCTTCGCCCATGCGGCCTGCTGGCGCCGGGTCCGGGTCTCCCCGGTGAACTTCACGTCATCGCGGAGCCCGAGGAGGTGCTCGGTCCCCTTGAACTTCGAGGCCCACTTCTGCAAGGGGAAGCTGAGGTCGGTGTCGAGGCCGGCCTTCGCCCGGTCGTACTGAGCGCCGCTGTCGCCGGCGACCTCGCCCGCCACCTCGCGCGGGTTGAACTTCCGCCCGGTCCAGTAGGCGTCCCACCCGGCGGGGTCCGCCAGCATGACGGGCGAGCCCTGCGCGAGCGCGACTTGGTCGAGCACGTGGTCGCCGGTCTCGGGGTGCTCGAGGATCTTGCTCTTGCCGGCCTGCTCGATGAGGGCGTCGTAGCGCAGGCCCTCGGCCTGGATCTGGGCGGTGAGCCCCACCTCGCGCAGGTACTCCCGCGCTGGCGTCCACCCCGCGATGAGGAGCATGTCCTGGAGGCCGGTAACCGCGCCGTCGCGCGCAGCGCGCCCGACGTTCCACCAGTCCGCGGCCTCGCCGTGCTGCGCGCGCGAGAGCTCGACGGTGGCGGCGTTGCCCGCGGCCTGGGTCGCCATGAGGGCGGCACCGGAGGCGACGTGTTTCCCGTACTGGATCGTGGCGTACTTCAGCGCCTCGGCTCCGCCGGCGTGGACGAAGGCCGCCTGGGCGCCCCGCTCCGCCTGCTTCTTCAGGACGTCCTTGAGCCAGGGCACCGAGGTTGCGACCTTCGCGCCGATCCCCGAGGTGAGGAGCGAGAGGCCGGCCGAGGTCGAGACGGCGTACCCCTTCGCCTCCTCGTCGGAGAGGAGGGGATCGCCGTCCGCGTTCTTCATCCGGCGGAGCTGGAGGTACAGCGGGCCCACGTTCTCGAAGAAGTCGAAGGCCGCGCCCGCGACATACTGGCCCACCGCGGCCGCGGAGATCCCCCCGACCGCCGCGCCAGGTACGGCGCCCACTCCCGCCGCAGGAGCTCCCGCCGCGGCGCCGGCGCCGCCACCCGCCAGGCCGGCGGCCGCCCCGCCGGCGAGCCGCGCGAGGGCGGAGCCCACGATGTAGGGCAGCATCTTCGGCGCGCCCACGAGCGCGCGCGTCGCCGGGTTGTGGGCGCCGTAGGTCCGGCCGCCGTACTCCTTGTCGAGCCGCTCGAGCTCCGCCTCGTCCTCGGGCGTGCCCTGCCCGCCGAGGACCTTCGCGGCGAGGGCCGGAACCTGGACGCTCTCCGCCCAGCCCCCGCGCGCCGCCTGCACCCAGGCCGGGGCGTCCGCCATCGTCTCCGGGCCCTTGAGCTCGTAGGCGTAGCCGTTCGCGAGGGGGTCCCACCGCTTCGTGGGCGTGCGGGTCCAGCGCCCGAAGATCCACTCCCAGGTGGAGAAGTCGTCGAGACGGTCCTTCACCACCGCGGCGGACTGCGGGTCCTGCATGAGGCGCTGGAGGGTGGGCGACTCGAGGATCCCCTTCTTGAGCCGCTCCTGGTCGACCCCCTTCTTGAGCTCGTCGAGGTGATCGGCGACGAAGTCGAAGGGCTTGCCCGTGGCGCGCGCGACCATCGCAACGTCGATCCCGCGCTCCGGGGTGAGCGAGGTCTGGGTCGCCTTCCAGGCCTGGAAGCCCGCGTCGAGGTCCCGCTCCTGGCCGGCCCGCGCCCGGGCGCCGGCGACGGCTTCCGCCGGCGTCACGCGCGGAGGCTCGGGCGGTCCGATGGGCTGCTCCTCCGCCGGCGCCGCCACTGGCACCGTGGGCTCCTCGCGCACGAGGCCCAGCGCGGCGCGGTCGCCCTTGCGGGCGGCGTCGATCGCTTCGGCGGGGGTGAGGGGCATGGGGGCTCAGGGCACGCGGTTGTACGGCACCGACGCCTCGCCGGCCCGGCCGCCCGCGGCGCGGAGGTCGAGCTCGTCGAGGTCGTAGGTCTGGAAGAACTCGGCCGGAGGCTGCGCCTGGGGGTTCCCCTTCGGGTTCGTGGGGTCGATCGCCCAGAGGTACTGGAGCACGGCCTCGGTCTCAGGTACCGCGGCCTTGCGGTCGCCACGCAGGAGCGCGCGGAACTCCGCCCGCTTCGGGTTCGGGACCGGCGCCGCGGGCGGGGAGTCCACCTCGAAGTCCTTGCCCTGATAGGCGGGCGAGGTGAGGGCCTTCACGCGAGGCACGCCCTTGTCGTCGAAGAAGACGCCGGTGTCCTTCACGGTGCCGCGCTGCATCCAGCCGTCGATCCTCTTCGAGAAGGCGTCGAGCTCGGGCACCTTCCCGGTGCGCGCCTTCTCCTGCGCCTGGTAGGCGAGGAGGTCCCGAAAGATCACGTTGAAGAGTTGGCTCTTCTCGGGGGGCCACTGGCCGGGGTCGTCGCCCTTCGCGGGGAAGAGGCTCGCTCCGCCGCCGCCCGGCCGGCCCTTCGAGAGGATCTCCTTCACGACGTTCGCCGGGAGGGTCTCGTCCGGCCGGTGCGCCTGCGCCTTCGCCTGAAGGATCGTGCCGAGCAGGGCGCGCCGCTCCTTCGGGGAGACGCGCGAGAGGTGCTTTTGCTCGATCTCGGGGCCGGTGAGGGTGACGAACTGGTCGGGGTTGTCGATCGCCTTCACCATGAGCTCGGTGAACGCGGCCTCCTGGTCGGGCGTGGAGGCGCCGCTGCGGGCGTGCTCGATGTCGGCCTTCGCCCAGTCCTGCATGCTGCGCCAGGCGTCGGGCGCGTTCGCCCGGAGCCAGCTCGAGACGTTGCCGGGGATCGCCTGGAGGCCGCGCCGCGCCTTCCCGTCCGGCCCGCCCTCGTAGGCGGTCTTCGCCTGGTTCCACCAGTCGCCCACCGTGGCGCGCCAGCTCTCGCTCTCCCCGTTGAGGAGCTGCTCGAGGTGGGCCCGGGTGGTCGCGCGCAGGGCGGGCGGCGCATCGGCGACCGTCTTCCGTGCCGAGCGCTCGTCGACCTTGCCGGTCGAGGGGTTCCGCGCCGCCTCGACGGCGGAGGCTGCTCGGTCGAAAGACTCGACCTGCTCGGAGACGTGGGCGATCGCGGCCTCGTACTTCGCGCCCTCCTGGCCGAGCGCTTCCCGGACGCTCGCGCCGCCAGGTGCGCTGGGCTGCGCCAGGAAGGCCTTGGCGCGCGTGGCGTCCTTGTCGGCGAGGAGGCGCTCGAGCACGGTCTTCGCGACGTCGTTCCGCCACTCATGGAGGACCTGCCCGGCCGCCGAATCGGCGGGCGGAGGGTAGGTGCCCGCGCCCTCGAGCCCCCGGCGCTTGGCCTCGGCCATCACGAGCGGCTCGAGGTTCTGCCGCTCCCGGTCGATCGTGCCGGCGTCGAGGTAGCCGTTCGCGACCGTGTCGAGCGCCGCGGCGCGCCTCGAGGCGAAGGCCTGGCCCTCGACCACCTTGACCTGTTGGGCGACGTGGCCCTCGAGCTGGCGCTGGGTGGCGACGAGGGTCCCGTTCGTCCGGGCCCGGAAGGCCGTCCGCTGCCGATCGGTGAGGGTGCCCTCGATCTCGGCGCGGCGCTTCTGGATCTCGTCGAAGGTGGTCGTCGAGGCCTTGAGCGCGTCGTGGCCCTCGAGCGAGAGGAAGCCCTTGCCGTCCTTCCCGTACATGCGGTCGTTCACGTCGAGCTGGAAGCGCGCCTCGGCCTCCTCGATCGCGGCGACGTCCGCCCGGCCGCGCTGCTCCTCGAGGCGCTTCTGGCCTTCGGACACGGCCGCGCCCTCGAGGCGCCCGACCTGCTGGACGAGCTGCTCGCCGAACGCGCCCGAAGCGTCGAGGTGGTACTGGGGCGTGGGCCCCTGGATCGGGGCGACCTCGGGGAGCGTCTGGAGGCGGAGTCGGGGTGCCATGCTCAGGCCCCCGCCATCTTCGCGCCCTGCTCGACCGTCGACCCGAGCCCGCCGAGCAGCGTCGCCGCGGCGTTGTAGCGCGACTTCGTCTTCGCGAGCTTCGCCCGGGCGCGCGCCTCGGTGGCCTGGACCTTGTACCCCCAGGCCTCGCGCGCGGCGTTGTTCGTCTCGGTCTGCGCGTCGAGCTCGGAGAGCATGCGGGAGTCGGCGATCATGTCGACGACCGATCCGGAGCCCACGTCGAGGCCGGAGGCGCCGGCGGAGGCGCGCGCCTCGCCGATGTCCTGGGAGCCCTTCATGCGGCGGAGGCCGGCCGCGTTTCCGCCGCGCTGCTGCGCGACGCCCGCGGCGCCCTCGAGAAATTGCGCGTTCTGGTTCTCGACCTTGGCCTCATAGTTGCCTTGCTGGATCTGGCCGTAGGCCTGCACGCCGCCGATCACAAGAGGGCTGCACATCAGCGCTTCTCCGTCTTCGGCTTCCATCCCTGGTTCCGCATCGTGCCGTACACGAAGCGGGCCATCGCCTCCTTGGCGCTCTCGCCCGGAAGGCGCTTCAGGTCACCCTTGCCGAGCAAGGTCTTCGCCACCTTCTTGAGCTTCCGCTCCTGGGCGTTGGGCATCAGCTCCTCCGCAACGTGATCCGGTGGAAGGGTAGGCCGTGCACGCCGAACGGCTTGGGCGGGCCCACCATGAAGCCGAGGCGCGCCGCCCAGCGCAGGGCCTCGGTGTACCTCGCGTCGACGTTCTGCTCGAGCTCCTCGAAGTCTTCGAGCCAGGTCGCCACCACCGCCCGCGAGGCGCGGAAGAAGGCGAAGGGGTGGCGGGAGACGACCTCCCCGGTGAGGAGCCAGGGCACGCCCACCGGCGAGATCAGGCTCCGCCGGGCGACACCGAAGAGCGCCGCCAGGTCCCCGTCGAGGAACCCGGCGAACGCTCCCCCGCCGTGCCGCTCGGTCCACCGCAGGGAGTCGACCAGGGCCTCCTCGGCGTCGACGCCATCGCTCGCGCGCACCTCGGCCGCGTCGCCGGCGCGAAGCCGCGGCGCGAGCTCGAGGGCGTGGTGGAGACGCGCAGGCTCGAAGGTCACCCTACCCACCGACGTCGACCTCCCTCGTTGCCGCGAGCAGCGTGAAGGGGAGGGGCTGGCGCTGCCGCACCGCGGCGATCCCTCCCCGGTTCCAGGTCGAGATCGCGGTGAGCTCCACCTCGCCCGTGAAGAGCTGGGGCCGGCCCGAGACCTCGTCGACCTCGCGCTGGTCCCAGGGGTTCCAGTCGGCGTCCGGGGTGGGCGCGCCGAGGCTGTCCGCGACGCGCTCCGCCACCTCGACCCCGAGGGACTCCTCGAGCTCGAGGACCACGCGCGCCACGTTCTTGACCTTCGTGCGCGCCTCGCGCCCCTGGACGACGAGCGGCAGGAGCTCCGCCTCGGAGACGAAGGGCAGGCCGGCGTGGATGATCGTTCCCGCCATCGGCAGGGCCACTTCCCCGCCGACGACCACGAGCCCATCCACCGGCGTCCCGTCGACGAGGGCGGTCACGGTGCGGCCCTCGAGGTGCTGGAGGCTTGCCGCGTTGGGCCGGGGCATCGCCCAGTTGACCGTCGCCGTCGCCTGGAAAGCGACGGGCACCGGAACCAGGACCTCGCAAGTGAGGTGCGTCGCGTCCACCCGGACGAGGACCGCGAGGCGGATCGGCAGGTCGGCCTCGGGGTCGAGCGCGACCTCCCAGCCCGGCCCGATCGTGGACCCGTAGGCGAATGAGTGAGCCACCACCTCGACCGAGGCGCCCTCGCCGTACCCACCGCCCGCGATCTCGTTCACGGTGACGTCGCCCACCGGCCCGACGTGCCGCTGATCGAGCGTGGTCGCGCAGTCGAGGAAGAGACCGAAGCGCGGGTCGGCCCGGCCGGACCTCGTCCTCGGGATCGTCCTCGAGCGCATGCGCTCGATGAAGCGGTGCCAGGTCCCGTCCCCTTGCTGCCGCTTCACGCACAGATAGACCGCGTCCTCGGTGCCCTCGGGGAGGGTGCACACGTTCTCGACCAGGCCGTCGGTGTCGTGCCAGGCCCAGGCCCAGACCTCCTGCTCCCGCTGGTAGGTGAGGGACAGGAGCTTCCCGTCGGAGCGCACGAGCCAGATCACCGAGAAGGGGTCCTCGGCGTACGCGGCGTCGACGATCGAGTAGCCCGTGAAGAGGTGGCGGGCGAGGACGACCAGGTCGGAGCCCACGAACTTCCCGCGCCCGTCGTCGTAGACGAGATCGCGCAGGCCGCAGCCCTTCGTGCGCACGTAGAGCACGACGTCGGGGGGCACGAGGATCGGGTCGAGCCACGAGGCGCCGGCGGCGCTCTGGAGCTTCGCCTCCATCGCCCCCGGGCCGACGACCGAGCCCTGGGTCGACCGGATGGCCCAGACCGAGCTCTGGGTGCCGACGAGGATCTGGTCGAGCCCCACCGCCCATCGGATCTCCTCGCGCAGCCGGCCGGCGAGCTCGAGCTCGAAGGCGTCGTCGGCGAGCTTGGGCTGGTGGTGGTCGAAGTTGCCGTAATCCCCGGTCCTCGAGAAGAAGCCGAAGGCCGGCCGCTCGTCGGTGTCGAAGAACACGCGGCGCTGGTCGGCGAAGGTGACCACCTTCGCGTGCTCCGTGCGCACGAGCGCTCCCGTCTCGTCAAAGACCTTGAAGGGGTTGCGTCCCTGGGGTGGCGTGCGGGCTATGTCCGGGAGGTCCCCGGGGTCGTTGAAGGTGAGGTCGAGCAGCATGTCGCCGACGTAGCCGAAGAGCTCGCCGCGGCCGCGGTAGACGCCCCGCCCGAACATGAACGAGCCGTCGTTCACGGTGAGGCCGAACTGGGCCGGAGCGAAGAGCTTGACGATGCGATCGGGGTAGAGGACGAGCTCCTGGGGCGCCGGGTTCGTGTAGAGGTTGGGCGGGATCTGCGCGAGGCCGTCGACCACCCACCAGATCCCGAGCGCGGCAGGGTCGTGGTTGAGGTTAGCCGCGAGGAGCGAGCGGTACAGGACCGCGGCCTTGTAGGCCTTCGCGCCCACCGGATAGGTGAACTTCGCGTGCCACTGGTCCTGATCCTGCACCGCGACCGAGTCGACGATGAAGGGCGCCGTCTCCCACTCGACGCCCTCCTGGCCGCGCCACAGCTCGGTGTACCGGAAGGACCACTGTTTCGCGGGGTGGGTCCCGTCGGCGGCGAGGTCGAGCACCGAGACGTCGAGGTAGACGCCCGGCCCGCTGGGGAGCGGCACGTCGAAGTCGAGGGTGCGGAAGGCCCAGTCGGTGTGGCCGTTGCGCACGAGCTCGCGCTCGACGTAGCCGCCGCGGGCGAGGGTGAGGACGTCGCCCTGCTGCGCGAACTTCAGGCGCGCGAGGTCTGCCGCGGTGTAGGGGCTCACCACCTCGTACGGGTTCGCTGGGAGGATGGGGTCAGCCACCGTGGCGCCCCCCACGTGGAAGCGGACGTACAGGTGCCCGAACTCGAGGAGGTAGGCCTGGCCGGGGCTCTCGGAGAAGACGAAGGGGATGAGGCGGATCGGCCGGTCGACGGCGGCCGCCGAGTCCTTCGCCTCCCGCACGAGGTTCGTGCCAGGCCGGTTGAGGAGCGCGCCCTCGGGGGTCGGGATCACGTTGCGCGCCCGGCGCAGGCCGACCCCGTACTTCGCGAGGGCGGTGCGGCTTCGCGCGCGCGGGGAGATTTCCCCACCGGCGAACGACTCCTGTCGAAAGGGCTGGGGCATGGTCAGGTGGGCTGGGTGAAGTCGAGCATGAAGTCGGGGGTCGAGGTGGCGTCCCGCATGCCGCGGTTCGCCGAGTAGGCGCGCGCCTTCGCGAGGGCGAGGTCGAGCCGCCTCGAGGCGAGGTCGGCGAGGTCCTGCTTCTTCGTGAGGTAGAGCGCGACGTCGAGGGCGAGCTGCCAGGAGAGCGCCGCGGTGAAGTGAGCGGAGAAGCGGGCCGGGTTCGTGCACTTGCCGGTGTAGAGCAGCTCGGCGTTCGCGAGGTCGCACAGGATGATCTGCGAGGCGGGCTCGCCGGCGTACGGGTCGTCTTCGGCGCCCCCTTCCGGTGGGTCGCCGGCCTCGAGGCGGTAGGCGACGGCGTCGCTCGGGCCGGGGTTGCGCAGCCCGGGCAGGACGACGAAGCGGTCGGCGTGCATATCGGCCGGCGGGGCGTAGACGAACGACCAGTCCGTCCGGGTCACGGTGGCGAGCGGGTTGAGCAGCGCGCGGCGCCGGGCGAAGGGCCAGTCGAACCCCTCGAGGAGCTCGTCGCGGTACTGGGGCAGGAGGTCGCGCAGGAAGAGCGCCTCGGGGGACCCATCGGTCTCGAGCGCGTTCAGGCGCTTCGTCGCCCCGGCGCGGCCGAGAGCGATGTTCGCGATCGTCGTGTTGGAATCGGCCATCGGCTTCTCCTTGCGCGGGCCCCCTCGAGCGCCTCACCGGACGCTCGAGGGGTCACCAATGCCCGCCGCTGCTTAGACCTCCTGGTCCTTCGAGCGCTTCTTCTTCTTGCCCTTCGGCTTCTCGGGATCCTCCGCCTGGCCCTCGTCGGTCGGGTCGGTCGCCTCGAGCTCCTCGAGCTCCTCCTCGGGCGCTTCGGCCTCGGCGGCGCCGGCCGCGGCCTGCTGCTCGCCGGCGGCGTCCTCGAGCTCGGCGAGCAGGCGCTCCTGCTCCTCGAGCTGCTTCTTCAGCTCCTCGCGGGCCTTCCTGGCGCCCTCGAGCTCGGAGGCCGCGGCGTCGCTCGCCTCGGGCTTCCCGTCCTCGATGAGCTTCCAGGCGTGGCGCGCCGTGGGCGTGGGCTTGCCCTTCACGAGGGTCCAGCCGGCGGCGAGCTCTCCCTCGGGGAGCCGCACCACCGAACCAGGCTCGTAGCGGGTTCCCGCCCGGTAGTAGGCGTTCCCGATGGGGTCGTTGGGGATCCGGTACTTCAGCATCTTCGTCTCGGCCATGCGCTTCTCCGGGGCCTGCTCGAGGGGCGGAGCCGCCGACCTGGCCGGCCCCGCCGCTCGTCATGGGTTTACAGCTCGGTCAGCCTCAGACGAGGCCGACCTCCTGGCGATCGAAGAGCAGCGCGAGCGTCAGCTTGCCCGCGGTGCCCGGGTTGGTGGCGATGGTCAGGATCGCGCCGAGGTACCGCCGCACGCACTTCGCGGGAACGAACCCGAGCTCCGTGAACTGGTAGCCGGCGACGAGGTCGACCTTGGTGATCGCCTCCGTCTTGGCGAGGGTGATCGGGTTGACGGTGAGGGGCGCGTCGTCGGCGTTCACGAGCGCGATCTGAAGGGTGGCCGCACCGGCCGCCGCCAGGAAGGTCTCGACGATCTGCGCCAGGATCCGCATCGAGCCACCCTTGCCGAAGTCGTACGGCGGGGTGCCGAGCGGCCCGGAAGGCAGGGAGACCCCGCCCCACAGGTCGATGATGTTGTCGCTGTTCCAGGAGCCGGCCGCGTGGATGAGCGTCTGCGCGTCGGCGAGGATCTGCTGCTTGTCCATCAACATGGTCTCTCTCCTTTTTGCGAGGGTTTGGTGGTCCGCCTCGGGTTACGAGAGGACGGCCTCCGTGCTCCCCAGGGCGTCGGTCACGTGGATCGGGATGCCGAGGAGAGAGGTGATGGGCCGGCCCGCGACCGTCTCGATCGAGAGCGTGCTGTTCTTCGTCGCGTTCTTCGCCTGCTTGTGCAGGTAGGTCGCGACCGTACGGTTGGTGTAGAACACCAGCCGGCCGATCTGCGGGTCGAAGATGCGGTAATAGGCCGAAATGGCCGCGTCGACGAGCTCGTCGGTGTTCGCCGCGATCTGGCCGAGGTCGATGTTCCCGATCCGGACGAGCTGGCGGGCGTCCTGCACCACCAGGCCGAAGTCCCAGCTCCAGTGGGTGACCCAGGCGCGGTACTTCTTGCCGGAGCCGTCGTCCCAGAGCTGCTTCCCGAGGTCGTCGGGGACGAGCCCGCCCTGGGTGCCCTTGGGATAGATTCCGTACACCGATTCGGGACCCCAGCACACGAGCCACAGGGAGGCGTTGTCGTTGCCGTTCGCCCCCGCGGTGGAGAAGACGATCTGGCCGCCCCACGGCCCGGTGGTCGAGTCGAGGCGCGGAGAGAGCCCCATGAACTTCTCCGGGGCGGTCTTCGTCGAGTGGTAGAAGACGCCCGTGGAGAGCTCGTTGTTCATGCTCTGCACGAACGCCATGTCCTCCGAGGCGCGGAACGCGGCCTCGTTGCCGCCGAGGCGGGCGAGCTTCACGTCAACCGCGCTCATGCCCTCGAGCTGGCCGCACGCCTCGTCATACTGCCCCTTCTTGCCCTTGGAGATCGCGACGCCTTCGTTGTAGCGGCGCCACCCGACCGAGGGGAGGCCGACGCGCGTGGTGACGCGGTGCCCCGTGGTGAGGTTCCCCTCCTTGACGACCATGTCCTCGAGGACGGGGTTCCGCTTCGTGAGGGCCTCCACGACGGTTGCGACTGCGCCGTCGGGGTCGAGCCCCTTCATCAGGTCGGACATGTTCGGAAGGTCCGTGCCGATCGTTGCCATGTGGATTTACTCCTTCCGGAGTCCCGCCAGGGCGCGAGGGTCAGGCGTCGTCGTCGACGTCTTCGCCCCTCTCCCGTGCGAGCTCCTTGTTCATCTTGGGGTACATCTTGGCCGTGAAACGGGACATGGGGTTCGCGGGCTTCGCCCCCTCCTTGCCGCCACTGGTGCGCTCGAGCGTGTCGTCCTCGGCCGTCGCCTTCGCGATCTTGGCGAGGAACCTGATCACGGCGGGATGGCTCCCCAGGCCGGTGCGGTCGAGCTCGGAGCGGACGGTCTCGTAGTCCGCACCCGCGAAGCGCTTGAGCGCCCCGAGTGCCGACTCGATCGTCTTCTCGAGCTTCCCGCCGCCGATCTCCTTGTCGGCCTTGACCTTGCTGGTGAGGTCCTGCACGTACGCCTCGTGCGCCTCGATGAGGGCCTGGGCCGCCCGCTGCTGCATCTTGAGGCCCAGGTCGACGACTCCTTGGAGCTGCTCGCCCTTGAGGCCGTGCTGCTTGCCCCAGGTCTTCGCTTCTCCGAGGAGCTCCTCGTCGAGCTCGGTGCCGTCGGGGATCGTCGGCTTCCAGGCGTCGAGGTCGCTCTCGCCTCCGCCCTTGCCCTCCCCGTCGTCCTTGCCCGCGCCGGCGGCGTCGCCCGCCTTCGCGGTGCCGGTCTTCCCGAGGAGGGTGCTCTTCCCCTTGGGCTGACCCTTGTCCTTGGCGCCCTTCTCGCCGGCGGCCGCCGCGGCGGGCTTCTTGCCCTTCCCGGCCTGGTCGTCGGCGCCCTTCGCGCTCTTGCCTTCGGCGTCCTTCTCGCCGGCGTCGTCGCCCGCTGCTGCCGGGTCGACCTCGTCGGTGTCGGTGGTGTCGCCGCTGCCCGTGTTGTCCGCGTCGGCGGGCGCCTGTGCGAACCTCGGGTCTCCGAAGATCCTCATTGGGTCACTCTCCCGTTTCGGTGCTCTCCGCCGTCTCGCGGAGGTTGGTGTGCTCTTCCTTCGCCTCGTGGGCCTCGCGGTGCATCTCGAGCCAAAGGTCGTGAAAGTCCTTGCGGATCCGGTCGTCGATCTTCTTCGCCGCGGCGCGCTTCCCCATCTCAGCGAACATGAGCGAGCCGTTCGGCGTGAGCGGGATCGTGTCGAGGCCGAGGCCGAGCTCGGGGTTGTAGAGCAGCTCTCGCAGGAGCCGGCGGCCGCGGGAGTCCTCGAGGCACCAGCGCAGGTCTCCCTCGCGCGTCGCCTGGCGCTCCGCCTCGAGGTCCGCCACCGTGGCGCGCGCGAGTCCTCGGCGGCTCACTCGTACACCTCGGGGAGCTCATGCGGCAGGGAGGCCCGGAGCTGCTCGACGCGAGCCTGGCCGACCTTCGCGCGCTCGAGCTCCTTCAGGAACGCGGCGCGGACGCTCGAGCGCTCGGTGCGGTCGAGGGGCGCAAGCGCCTTCACCCAGCACGTCCTCGGGTTCTCGCCGGCCGCGTAGGCGAGGGTTAGCTCGGCGATCGCCTGAGCGTAGAGGGGCCGGCGGGCCCGGATGCGTCGTTCGTGGAGCTCGCGAGCGTTCATGGAGCCACGTTCGTCGGGTAGGGCAGGAGGGTGGAGCCCCCGGGGCCGAGCGCCTGGAGGGCCGGCCCGAGCGCGCCGAGCGCGTTGTCGGCGGAGGGGGCGGGGGTGGTGCCGAGGTTCTTCGCGGCGCCGGCGGCCTTCACGGCGGCGTCGCCCACCTCGGCGGCCTGCTGCTGGCGCGACCGAGCCGCGCGAAGCTGGTCAACGACGGGCATGGCCCGCACGATCTTCGGGTTGATCCCGAGCACCCGGGCCGCCTCGTCGACCAGGACGTCGACGTCGACGTTGTCCACCGCCTGCGCGTCGGCGCCGGCGGCGAGGCCCACGATCTCGAGGAAGGCCTTGACGTTCGTGATGCCGAGCGCCTTCTGGGCGGCCGCGGCGATCGAGACGTACTCGACGTCGAAGGCGAGCACCTCGAGGCCGCGCTCCTGCATCCACTCGACGACCTCGCGCGGAGGGGGCGGCAGGAGCCCGTCCTCCATCATGGCTTCGAAGAGGAGGTCGATGAGCGGCTCGAGGTACTCGGTCTGGATCTGCTCGAGCACCGGCCCGAGCTGGAGCATGCGCTCCTCCTTCTTCGCCCGGACCTCCTCGGCCGTCGCCGGCGTGGCCCGGTCGTCGTTCAGCATCGCGAGCCAGAAGTCGACGAGGAAGAACTCCCGGATGCTCCTCTGCCGCTTCTCGATCGCGGCCTCGACGCGCTCGAGGGCGTGGGCGTTCGCCTGGAGGTCGATCGCGGCCTTCACCTCGACGCGGCCCGGCCCGGGCGAGTCGGCGACGTAGGTCACGCCACGGGGGACGAGGTGCACCTCCTCGCCCGACTCCTTCATGCTCGCCGGCGCCGTGACGGGCGGCTCGGCGGCGAGGGCCGTGAGGAGGGCGTGCCGGTACTCGAGCTTCTGAAGGCTCTTCAGGGTGGGCAGGGAGTCCATGCCCGGGGAGCGCGAGCCGTAGACGTCTTGCCCGTCGACTGCCCAGCGCGGCACGAGGGCCGGGAACCGCCGGTGCCCGCTCTCGCGCAGAAAGCCGACGTTGCGGTCCTCGGCGTTCTCGCACTCCATCCAGCACGAGCGCCAGCGCATGCCCCGGCGGTCGGCCTTCTCGGGGTCGTAGTCGGGGTTCGGCTCGACGGCGTGCAGGATGGTCACGAGGACGTCGAGCTTGTCCGTCTCCCAGAGGTTGCGAACCCGGTACGAGACCTGGTCCTCGCCGAACTCCTCGATCACCTGGGCGACGGTGAGCTGGAGGTCCTCGTACACGGTGTCGATCTTCCCCTTCGAGGAGCTCGCGAGCCAGTAGGACCCGAGCTGGCGGGGGTAGAAGCGGAGGCAGGTCTCCTTGTCGCGCAGGACGATGGACAGGTGGGTGGCCGGCCCGGAGAGGTCGACGTACACGCTCGAGGCGGTGGCGACGTAGAAGTTGGTCCGGCGGAGCTGCGCGAGCATGCGCTCGGTGACTTCCCAGGCCCAGGCCTTCACGCTCTCGAGCTCGGCGAGCTGGGGCACCGGAACCCCGAGGCGCATCCACGGCCTCGAGGGCGAGGTGATCCCTGCCATCATGCCGGAGGCGAGGGTGCGCTGGGAGATCAGCCCGATGGGGTCCAGCATCTTGTCGTTCTTCTTCGTGCCCCGGTTCACGTCGGTGAGCTCGCGGCGGTACCGCCGCGGCGAGGTGTGGTCGGTAATATCCCGCCAGTGGGCCTCCCAGGTGCCCCTCGAGCTCTTGAGGGCGGACCAGCGCTTCAGGTAGCGCTGCCGGTCGCTCACCTTCGGCCGTGCGCGTCCCTTCTTCTCGGTCGTCGATCCGCTCTCGTAGGAGGGCATGTCAGTCATCCGCGCCGTCGCTGGGGGGCTCGCCGGCGAGCTCGAGCTTCACGGTGCACTTCGAGCCGAAGGGGTACTCCTTCGCTTCAGCCTGGGAGACGGGCAGCGTCATCCGGCCACCGCCGTCGAGCTCGATCTCGAGCTCCGGCTTCCCGCCCTCCTCCATCGGCATGGAGGGGTACATGCCACCCCAGCCCTTCCGCACCGCCACCACCTTGCCCTTCGCTTCCATCGGTCGCGCTCCTTTTCACTGGCCGAGCAGGGTCTTCCCGCCGACCGTGGGGATGGCCGCCTGGTCGCCGGCGGCCGAGGTGAGGACGCTCCGCTTGCGGCCCTTCGCGCGCGACTGGGCGGAGAACTCGGCCGCGCGCGCGGAGCGCACCGCAGCGTCGAAGACGTCCGGCGGAGGAGGGGGCGGAAGCGGGGCCGCGGGGACCTTCGGTGCTTTGCCCATCGCTCGCTTCTCCTCTTCAGGCCAGCGGGTTGAACGTCTGGGTGTAGGTGGTCCCCACGCCCTCGAGCTCCTCGGGGACGGGCTCGCCGCGCCTGGTGAGGGGGTCGGGCATGGCGAAGGTCATGGCGAGCGCGTCGCCGAAGTCGGGGCTCGGGAGGCCGCGCTTCTTCATCTTCGGCTTCGTCTCGAGCGCGACCTTGTAGGTCTTCCCGCCGCCGTCGTTCATGCCGATCTTCGGCCCGCACAGGTCGGCGCGGAGCTGCGCGTGGTCGGGGAGGCGAAGGCGGCGCTTCACGGCGGCCGCCATCGCAGCCCACATTTCCGTGCGCAGGTTGAGGTACCGAGCGTCGGTCGGCGAGGCGCCGGCCTGCACGTCGATCACCTTGCAGCGGCCGCCCACCCGGAGCCGGAGGTGCGAGATCACGCCGCGGCCGATCCCGATGCCGTCGACGTACACCCGGTCGGGCCGGTGCTTCATCACGAGGAAGGCGACCTGGTCGGCGAGCTCCCAGTCCTCGAGGTTGCGCCAGCTCTTCGGAAGGAAGACCACCGAGCCCTGGCGCATGATGAGGACGCTCTGATCCTCGCCTTCCCACGCGACGTCGAGCCCCATGACCTTCGGCTCGTGGACGTAGTGCGCGCGCAGGATCTCCCGGTTCACGGCGCGCAAGACCTCGTTCGGGCCGAGCAGCTTGTCGAAGGCGACCCTCGGGAAGAGCCCGAGGATGTTCGTCATCACCCAGGGGTTGTCCCGGCCGTGCTGGCGGATCGCCTCCCTCGAGGCCTCGAGCGAGATCCGCGGCGAGCGGTTCGGGTCGTCGGGGTCGCCGGTGATCTCGACGACCAGGCCCTTCGGCTCGCTCCACACCCGGCGGTCCTGGGTGCAGATTCGATAGAGCGGCCCGTCCTGGCGGGTCGGGTTGCCGCTCACCAGGAGCTTCGCCTCCTGGCCCTCGGTCTGGAAGATGCCCTCGGCGGCCGCCACAACGCCATCCGGGAAGTCGGACACCTCGTCGCAAACGATGAGGACGTGTTCCCCATGGAGGCCGGCGAGGGTGTTCGCCTGCTGCTCGGGGTCGGCGTCCTTCGCCCAGCCGCGGGCGGAGCACCACCAGGTGAGCGGCGCCTCGCGGGCGGCGATGCGCTCCGCCGTGAAGGAGAAGACCCGTTGCAGGTAAGGGCTCTTCGCGTACCACTTCGCGAGCTCCTTCCAGAGGTTGTCCCGGAGGTTCTCCCGCGTGATTGACATGGCGATCACGTTCGCGTGGGGCCTCGTGCACAGGAACCACCAGATCACCCAGGCGAGGACGCAGGTCTTTCCCGGGCCCTTGCAGGCCTTGAGCGCCACCCGCTGCGCGGCGACCACGCCCTCGAGGACCCGATGCTGCCAGCGATCGATCCCGTCGGGGCTCGCCTCGGTGGGCGCCGGCGCGAAGAGCTCGAGGACGAAGGCCGCGGGGTCGTCGATCCAGGTGGCGAGGAGCTGGGCCGCGGCCTCCTCGGTGCCCGAGTCCGGCGGGAGGGCGGCGAGCTCCTCCTCGAGCTCCTCGAGGGGCACGGAGAGCGCGGCCGCGAGGTCGAGGAGCTCCTGGGGATCGAAGGGGGCGCGCTCCTCGAGCGGGGCCGGGGACGCCGGCGAAGCGGTCGCGGCGAGCCCGGCCTTCACCGCCCACCTCCAGTCGACGTCCCCGGCTTCGCCTTCCCCGCCAGGCTGCGAGGCCCGGCGAGCTTCGTGCGAATCTGGCGCGCGAGGAGGAGGATCTGCTCATGCGAGAGGTTCCGCACCCGGCCCGTCAGGTGGATGCGGTCGCGCAGCCGGCCGAGGACCTTGTTCGCGCCCATGATGGCCTCGACCTTGGGCGAGAGCTTCACTTCCAGGGTGCCGAGGGTGAGCTCCTCGACGAGCGGCACGTCGTCGCCCCCAGGCTCGATCCCGATGCCGGCGGCCGCGTGGCGGGCGTCCTTGCCGCGCAGGACCGTGGCGGTGCGCACCTTCACGCCGGCGACAGCCCGGCGGGTGTCCTCGTCGAGCTCGTGCAGCCCGAGGTGCCGGCCGTTCTCGTTGACGAGCTTCCCGGGGTCGACGAAGGCGATCCGCGCGAGCTCGTCGTCGAGCCGCTGCGCCGTCAGCTCGAGCCGCCGCTCCTTCTTCTCGAGCCGGGGCTGGAGAAAGGCCGCGACGGCAGCATGCGACAACAAGCGCGGGCCCTGGACCCGGGCGGTGCCGACGCTGTAGCCGGCCCGGATGGCCGCCTGGGTGGCGTTGAGGTCGAGGAGGTATTCCAGGGCGAAGCGACGCTGTCGGGGGTTGAGGCCGTCCGCGTCGATGTTCGTCCGTTTCGCCACCAGGTCGAGCCCCTCGCCCCCTGGTAGAAAGAGGGCGGTCCCGGGGTGGCGAAGCCCCGAGACCGCCCCCTGGCCGACCTGGGGGGCCGTCCGGTCACACCCCCTGTAGCGCAGAACCGCACGGGTCGTCCAGCCCGGGGCCCTACGTGCGGCGTCACGTAGGGTGGTGTGACGTACGGGCGGTGCGCAGGTCCTCGAGCTCGTTCGTGATGCGGCGCAGCTCGGGAGAGGAGACGAGCACTCGCTCGAGGATCGGCTCGAGGAAGGCGCGCTGGAAGAGGTCGGCGAACGCCGCGAGGCCGGGGTGGCGCAGGGGGTTGGCCCAGCCGCGGAGGTCGGTCGCCGTCAGCCGGTAGGGCTGGGAGCGCCGGCGGGCCGCGCGGCGCTGCTTCGTGGAGCGGCGGGTCATCGGGTGGGGCCCTCGAGGTTCGGGGAGCGCAGGGGGGCTGGAGGGCGGTCCGGGAAGTCGACCAGGAGCTCGGCGCCGTAGGAGAGGCCCGAGGCGCGCCCCACGTACCCCTCCGATAGGGCGTGCAGGGCCGCCCCACGGAGGAAGGACGAGGCCTCTTCGAGCGCCTGGCGTCGAGCGAGGTGCCGCCCGAAGGTCATGCCGGCGACGAAGAGGCCGGAGGCCCCGAATAGGGCGAAAATTGACGCGAACAGCCAGGTCACGCGCGCCGCCCCTCCGGCGGATCGGCGTCGGAGAAGGGGGAGTGCCCGTTCGCCGCGTCGAGCCTGACCTGGAGGTCGGCGTTCACGAGCAAGAGCGCCGTGATGCGCGCGGCGAGCTCCTGCTCGGGGGGCTCGAGCTCGGTGAGGTCGGTCGAGTTGCCCTCGGCCAGGCCCTTGAGCGTCTCGAGCGCCGCCAGGCCCCCGGCCCGGAGCCTATCGATCTCCTCCCGCGCGGACGCGAGCTGCTCCTCGAGGGCGAGGACCTGGCGCCCGATCGGGTGGTCCTTGCACGTGGTGACGTGCGCCGCGGCCGCTTCCCGGTCCGGGAGAACCAGGCCGCAGCCGGCGCAGCAATGGGCCAAGAGCGCCACCCGCGCCGCGGCGAGCTCGGCCAGGAGCGCCTCCTCGCGCTGGAGGGTAGCCGCCCATGCCGTCGTCTCCCGCTCGAGCTTCGCCTCGAGCGCTTCGACCCGCTCCCGGGCAAGCGACCACGCCGTCGAGGCCTTCACGTGCGCCGCCTCGGTGATCGCCCGCTCCCGCCGTTCGTCCTCGAGCTTCAGCATGTCCGCCTGGAGGAGCTGCTGGAGGTCGACGATGCGCGCCTGGAGCTGGTCGACGTGTTTCCGGGTGGCGTGCAGCCGGCCCGGCAGGAGGCCGAGGTCGAGCGCGTTCATGATCGCCCGAACGACGTCAGCCGTTGCGTGCTGCGCGACCTCCTCTTCGGTCGCGAGGGAGCCGCCGGCGTCGGCCACCGCCTTCCGCATGCGGTCCCGGATGAGCTCCTCGAGGTCCGCCTGCATCTTCGGCGCCGCGGCCTCGAGGTAGGTGTTCGCGCTGGCGCACGCCGCGTGGGTCTCCTTCCAGCGCTCCGCCGCGCCCGGATTCGCCCGGTGCGGCCGCTCCCCAACGAGGTACATCGCGCCGCACCCGTGGCACTCCAGCACCTCGCAGGTCCCGCTCAGGATGAGGGCCATCGCCTACTCGCCCCGAGCGATCGCCGCGTTGGCCCACATGATCGACTCCTCGAGCTTCGTCAGGGCGACGGACTGGGCCCTCGAGGGGGGGGACGAGCGCGCGATGAGGAGCGCGAGCTCGCGCCCGGCCGCTCGGAGGTCGACATACCGGCCGACCTGGTCGGGCTTCGGCGGGTGGTAGGTGAAGCACTCGTCGATCTGCTGCTGCATGCGGGGCTCGACGGGGTAGGAGCGGACGAGGGGTTCGGCCTGGTTCTTGTCGGTCATGGCGGTTCGGTTCTCGTCGAGCTCCTGGGGAGGGGCGCGGCCCGCAGCGGAGCTCGAGGGCGCCGGGCCGGCCGGGTTCAGCTTGGGAGGATGATCTGCGAGGGCTTCAGCTTCGAGCCGAAGTCCTGAAGGATCTTCACGGTCTCACGCCTGTCCTGGTCGGTGACCGCGTTACTCGCGAAGGCGACCGGGGTCCCCTCGCTGCGCCGGCGGTTCCAGAAGACGATGGCGAACCCGACGTCCTCGGGAGCCGTCGCCTTGATTTGCTCGCCGATGCTCTTCGCCTGCCATTCCAGTTCTTCAGGGGTTGCCATGTTCGGACCCTCGGTGTGGGTTGACCTACTCCCGGCGTCCGACATGGACGCGGAGCCAGCGGCGCAGGCGGGCGAAGCCTCCCGGAGGGGGGCGGCGGGCCCCCAGGGTGAGGGCGCCGAGCGGCGGGGGAAGGACCGCCAGCGGGCGCCGCCTGCCCCCTCCGATGATCGGTACCGATCTGAGCAGAGAAGAGAACCAGCCCCTCCGCTTAACCCGATCAGTAGTAGGGGGGCGTGCTGGTTGTGGATAACTACCCGAGGACCGTCCTAAGCTCACGCTATCACCTCACTTTCCGGACGGCCCCGGTTGTGGATAACCCTGTGGACAAGTCTGTGGGCACCTCGTCGCCCCAGAAGGTCCAGCTCTTCGCCTCGGTGCGCTTCACGGGCCCGCGGGCGAAGAGCTCGAGCGTCGGCTTCCCGCCGGTGAGTCGGTCGACCAGGTCGCGGAACTCGGCCGGCTTCTGGGAGTGCCCGCGCCGCGGGGCATAGAAGACCGACGGCACGCCCCGGTCGACCACCTTCGCCCGCCCGCGCCGGCCCAGGAGCACGAGCTCGTGCGCGCCGCGGACGTAGTGCCCCATCCCGATCTGGAGCTTCCGGACGTCAGGGAGGTACCGCGCCGCGCGCTTCACCACCCAGGGGTTCCACCCGAACCGCTCCGCCTGCTCGAGGAGCCAGGCCAGGAGATCCATCCCTCCGGTCTTCACCCAGGCGATCGTCGCCTTCGGCTCGAAGCCCCAGGCGCGGCAGACCCTCGAGGCGGAGCCGTCGAGGAGGTGCGTCGAGGTCGTCCAGAGGAAGAGCAGCGCGTCGGGCGCGACGATCTGGCCCACCGGCAGCGCCGCGATCTGGTCGACGGTGAGCGTCCGGTAGCCCTTCCGGCCGAGCCGCTTCCGGCGCTGGTTTGGTGCGATGCGCGAGCCCTTGTCCCGGAAGGGCCACGGGCTGTCAGAGACGACCACCGGCCAGCCTCCGGCGAGGCAAGGGAGATCGAGGGTTACGCGGTTGCGGGTCAAGAGAGGCCTCCGATTTCGTCCTGTCCACGTTCGTAGAGGGTGACGGCGCGCATCGGGAAGCCGAAGCCGATGGAGAACGCGAAACCCATGATGAATCGACAACCTGGCGGCGGGTTCGGGGTGATGTAGTTGTGCTTCGCCCGCCGCGGCCGCTTCGCCTTCTTGGTCACGCCGCCCTCGAGAGGCGACGGAAGCGGAGATCGGGCAGCTCGAGGAGGTCGCCGACGAGGTGGTGCGCCGGCGCGAACCCGTGGCGCTCGATCTCCTCGGCGAGCTGGTCGACCTCGACGAAGCAGGCCCGGCAGACCGTCGGCCAGGCCGGCCCAGGCGTGACTGGATCCCTGATCGGCCAAGCCCTACAGGCCGGGCACACCGCGCCGAGGGTGAGCTGGAGGTCGTTGATTTCTCGCTGCACCCGGTCACACCGCCGGATGAGGTCCTCCAAGTCACCGTCGCGCACGAGGTCGCCTCCTCGGTCGGTATGCCTACACGCTCAGAGGATCTGAGTCAAGCGCACCAGGGGACTTGACGGCCCTCCTCTCCCAGAGTAGGTGTACCCGTACCACGAGAGGAGCCCGACCGATGGCCGAGACGACGATCCCGACGAGAATCCGCGCGCTACCAGGGGACGACCTGCTGCTGGTTTGCCCGACCTGCGGTGCCCCGCCCCACGAGACGTGCCGCAACTACAAGGGCGGACGCAAGCCCGCGTGCCGCGCCCGGCGCGATCTGGCCCGGCTGCTCGTGGCCTGCGCCTGCTGCAAGGGTTCCGGGTCGACCTGCACGCGCATCCGGCCGCCCCACTATGAGCCGTGCCGCGACTGCGGAGGGCTCGGGAAGCGGGTTCCCTCGGCGCGCCCGGTGCGCCCGGCGCCCCTCGAGGTCGACGACCAGCTCGGTTTGTTCGGCGCGGTGAGATCGTGACCGGCCTTCCCCGGGGATGGAGAGAGCACCCGACCGGCGCCCTCGCCTGCCCCCACCGCGACGTGACCTGCTGCCCGGGCTGCGCACGGAGCCGCGTCGAGGTCGTCGAGGTCTTCGCCCAGCACTTCTGGATCCCGGACCCAGCCGAGCGCGCCGCGCTCGTGCGCCAGATCGGGGTGAAGGTGAACCCCGAGCCCTGCGGCACCCACGGCGTCGCCTGCCCCGACGGGCCGATCCTGCGGAGGTGCCACTGTGGCGCCGTCTCCGGGCCCTACAACTTCGCGACCTGGGGCGTCGTCCACGGCCTCCACGCATGCCTCACCGAGCAATATGTCGGACCCATAGAGTAGCGCTCTCCCAGTAGCACCACACCTACAGGAGAAGAGCCCATGTCCCTGCTGTCCAACTTCAGCGCAAACCTGCGCACCACCAGGCAGAAGAAGAAAATGAGCCAGGAGGCGCTCGCCGAGGCGGCGCACCTGTCCCTGTCCTACGTCTCATCCCTCGAGCGCGGGATCCGCTCGCCACCCCTCGAGACGATCGAGCAGCTCGCCGGCGGACTGAAGGTGGCGCCCTTGACCCTGCTCACCAACCCGACCCCGTAGCGCCCGGTCCTGGAGGGACCCCGATGGAACACACGAACGAAGTAGCGACCTTTCTCGGCGTCCCGGTGGCGGAGATCATCGCCAGCCGGGCGCGCCTGCTCGAGCGGTCCGAGGCCTTCGCCGCGGTGGCGACCGCGCTCGCGAAGGCCCAGGCCACCTTCACCCCGATCGAGAAGAACCGCACGGCCCGGATCCAGATGAAGGCGGGAGGCTCCTACACCTACGAGTACGCGGACCTCGCCGCGATCAGGGAGGCGATCTCGCCGGCGCTCTCGGCGAACGGCCTCGCCCTGCTCCAGCCCTTCGAGCTCTCGAGCAGGAACGGCCAGACCACCCTGCGCCTCCAGACCGAGCTCATTCACGAGAGCGGAGAGTGGTTCCGGACCCCCGTCCTCGAGGTGGGCGTGGACCTCGGGGATATCAAGGCGCTCGGGATCGCGATCACCTACCTGCGCCGGTACCAGGTGCAGGCGCTCCTCGGGATCGCGCCGGACACCGACGTCGACGCCGGCGAGGGCGAGACGTTGCCGATGGAGGAGACCCGCCGGGCGCCCGGCGCCTACGAGCAGCCCGGAACCGGGAACTTCCGGTGCAGGTTCGGCTCACGTCACCAGACCGCGGCGACGGCGAAGGACTGCAAGGGCCACACGGGCCGCAAGGACGAGCCCGAGCACCCCGAGCTCGAGGGCCCGGCGCTCGACGGGCCGGCCCTCACGCCCACGGAGGCGGACGGCCTGCGCCGCGCCGGGGCCGACCTGGCCGCGAAGCAGGGCTCCCTCCCGGGCCCAGCGAAGCAGAAGCCCACTCCGGACGCGCTCGCCGAGCTGATCGCCGAGGCGATCACGAAGAGGGACTGGCGGACCGTGCTCGAGACCCTCCCGAGGCTGCCCGCCGACGCGCGCCGCAAGGAGCTCGAGGAGAAGTACCAGGCCACCCGCTACCCCAAGGAGACCGTCTCGCCATGACGACCACCCGCCTGCCCACCTTCTCCGGCCTGCCGCGCTGGTTCCGGTGCGAGCTCACCGACGTCCTGCCGAAGATCGACGAGCCCAGTGAGGACGCCCGGATCGGCACCGCGCGGCACACCTTTTTCGAGCGAATCGCCCAGCTCATGCAGGACCCGGCGGCGATCCGCATCGAGAATGTGAAGGACCCCGAGAGCGGGAAGGACCTCGGAGAGCAGATCCGCCAGGCGAGCCGCGACGAGGCGCGCGAGCTCGCTCTCGCCGAGGCGCCGCCCGAGCACCAGGAGGTCCTCGCCTGCATCCCCCTCGAGCGCGTGCAGCTCGACAACGTCGCGGGAGAGGTCGCCTTCGCCTTCGACCTCGAGACCGGCAAGGGCCGGGAGATCGGCCGAGGCCTCGCGCGGGAGTACGGGGAGGTCGCCCCTTCCGAGGTGGTGGGCACGATCGACCGGGTCTCCCTCGTCGGGAACCACGGCCTCTACGTGGGCGACTACAAGGGCCGGAGCCACCGGCGCCACCCGGCCGAGGACGAGCAATTTCTCGCGGCCGCCCTCGCCGCGGCGCGCGCCTACGGCCGGTCGTGGGTCGACCTCGAGGCGATCCGGGTGATGGGCGACGAGGTCTTTCTCGAGCCGGCCTACCGCCTCACCGTCGCCGACCTGGACCGCTTCGAGCTCCGCCTCCAGGACCGCGCCGACCTCGCGCGCAAGAACCGGGAGGCGTTAGCCAAGGACCCGGCCGACCTGCCGCCCGGGGAGGTGGGCCCCCATTGCTCTTACTGCCCACACCTCCGCTTCTGCCCGGCGCAGATGGCGATCGCGCGGGCGGTCATCGGCGGCGACTCGGACGAGCTCCAGGGCGTCGCCAAGGTGGGCGCCCAGTACCTCGACGAGGTCTCCGCGCCGCGGATCCACGCCCTGCTCGCGCCGGCCGAGGCGCTGCTCGAGAAGGTGAAGGCCGCGATCAGGAACTACGCCAGGCAGACCCCCTTCCAGCTCACCGACGGAACGGGCCGCTGGTACGGCGTGCCCCCGGACGCGACCGAGCGCGAGCTCGGGGAGGGGAACCTCGTGTACGAGGTGCTCGACGAGCTCTTCGGGGAGGACGCGGCGAAGAAGGGCGTGAAGGTGGAGGGCACCTTCGGCGGGATCGAGGCGGCCGTGAAAGCGTACCTCGCGGTCCGGCCGGCCGAGGCGAGGAAGGGAGCGATCAAGGAGCTGCGCGAGAAGGCAGAAGCCGAGCTCGCGAAGAGGGGTCTCCTGCGGACGCTCGTGGGGGGCCAGGTGAAGGTCCACAAACGAAAGGAGTGATTCCAGATGGGGAAGCAGCGCAACGCGAAGCTCACGAAGGAACTCGAGGAGGAGCTGCTCGACAAGCTCCAGGACCTCCTCGACGAGGCCGACGCGGCGGTCGACAAGAAGAAGGCCGTCGCCGAGATCCTCTCCGGCCACGTGAAGGCGCTCCGGGGGTCGGTCGCCCTCGTGCGCCGCCAGCTCAAGGGCCAGGACCTCGAGCAGCTCCAGATCCCGGGCACCGAGAAGCCGGCGCCGAAGAACGACCCGCTGGTCCGGAGGATCCTCGAGGCCGCGGGCGGGATCGTGGACCGGAAGGAGGCCGAGCAGGAGAAGGAGGCGGAGGCGAAGAAGGCCGCGGCCGAGGTGAAGCGGGCCGAGGCCGAGGTCCCCGAGCTCTCTTTCACGAACGGGACCGACCTCATGGTCGCGGTGGTGCTTGAAGGCGAGTACCACCTCGAGCGCACCGCCGACGGCGACTTCACCGTTCGGTGGGCGCCCTACAAGGGCCGGGGGAAGATCCTCGCGACCCACCTGAACGCCGGCGACGGGAAGAAGCTCTGCCGCCAGCACCAGCTCGAGCAGCTCGCCGACGCGAAGCTCAAGAACGCCGGCGACGGCTCCATGACCAAGGGCGACCTCAAGGGCCCGCCCGAGAAGCGGAAGTAAGACCGGCCCGGCGCGGAGCCCTCGAGCTCCGCGCCGGCCAGGAGGACGCGAACATGATCGCCCTGCTCTGCCCCGGATGCCGCTCCACCTACCTGCTGCTTCGGCGGCTCGACGCTCAGGTCGTACTCGCACCGGGCGGCGCTCCCCCGCACCTCGGGACCTGCCCGACGGTCGTGAACCCGATCCTCTTCGGCGGCGTGCGCGTCGAGACTTACCACCTCCCGCCCGGCGTCACCGAGAGGGACCTCGAGCCATGATCGACGCCTGCGAATACTGCCGCCGCCCGGTCGTCGGCGCCGAGGCCTTCTACCGCGTGGGCGTGCCGCCCTGCTGCCCGGCCTGTCGGTGGAAGGCGCTCGGGTTCGCCGCCTTCTGGGCGCTCGTCGCGCTTTCCATGTTCGTCCTTGCCCTCGAGCTCCGGCCGTGAACGCCTGGACGCGCGACGTCGTCGCCTACCTGAAGGAACGCGACCGCGCTGGCGATCGCCGCGCCTGCGGCCTCCTCCTACGCTCGCCGCGCGCCGCCCCCGAGAAGCGACCGATCGTCTCGATCGTCCACCTCGAGACTCGCCGGCGCCGGAAGGAGAGCGCCGAGGCGCAGGCCCTCGAGGACATGCACGACCAGGTATGGGCGTGGAACCTGGTTCACACCTCGGTGCCAGGATCCGCCTACTACGGCCGGTGTGACTGCGGTTGCGGGAGGCCGTTCCGCTCGTACACCCACGGCGAGTGCGACCACTGGGTCGAGCGCAGCCAGGGCGGAGCGGACACCCGCGCGAACGGGTGGCGCCTGCTGCCCGAGTGCCACGAGGAGAAGACGAACGCGAAGGACCGCCGTCCCTGGAACGAGAGGCGTCGCCTCTACTGTGAGAGGGCGGGGATATCATACGTGGAGAGGAGGGTGCGGCTATGATCCCGACGTCGGATGCCGAGAGAGAGCTCCTGAAGGTCGCCAGCACGAAAGGCGAGCAGGCCAGGGTCGACGCCCTGTCCGCTTGGTGGGAGCGGTGGGTGGGGGAGCTCCAGGCGGAGCACCTGGCCCCGCCGGGGATGGTCCTCGAGGAGGACGTGCGGATCCTCAAGGAGGCGATGTTTCGCGAGGCGCTCGCGACGCCCGGAATCGTCCGCCAGGTCGCGCGGGAAATGATCCGCGGGCGCGGCCGCGGGCGGCCCTGGGTGACCCGGTTTCTTCTGGGCGCTCGCTTCGTCCGTGCGGAGCCGAAGTCATGAGGCGCGCCATCTTCGCCGCGCTGCTCGCCGCGGCCCTCGTCTCCTGTGACTCCAAGCTCCGGGTCGAGCAGCTCTACTACATCGAGACGAGCGGCCCGGAGTGCCCCACCGCCCAGCTCCGCCAGGTCTTCTTCGTGTACCCGCACTATCTCGGGTCCGACGTGATGGGCCTCTGCTACTTCGAGGGCGACGGCCTCGTGCTGCGCTTCCTGCGCGAGCCGGGCGACCCGCCGCGCTGGTACCTCGACCGCGTCTTCGAGGTCCGGGAACCGTGAGCCACCAGCCCAAGGTCTGCCGCTCTTGCGGTGCGGCGATCCTCTGGGCGCAGGTCCTCGAGGACGATCGGAAGACCGTGAAGATGAAGCCGCGGCGGTGCAACCTCGCGACCCTCGAGGCCCAGGTGATGCCCGTCGACTGGCAGCCGAACCCCGACGGCCGCGTGATCTGCATGGACCGCGACGGCGCGATCGTCGCGTTCGTCCTAAAGGCCGCCGAGGCGCCACCGGAGGGCGCCCGGCCGCGCACCGCCCACCACCAGACGTGCCCCGACGCGCAGAAGTGGAAGCGCAACCAGGGGCGGAGAGGACGCCGATGAGACCCGCGTTTCTGGAGGGTCTGACCGAGGCCCTGCGCCTCAGTGTGAAACCGAACCTCACCGGCGCGCAGGCGGTCGAGCTCGTGCGCTACGTGGAGGAGCTCGAGCTGCGCATGGTCGACACCCTGCCGAGGATCCAGGCCATCGGCGCCCCGCCGCGCCAGGTCTTCTGCCCGGCGTGCAACCAGATTCGGGGGTGCCAGCACCTTGCGGACCGGCTGCTCCGCCTCGAGGCCGCCGTCGCGCGCGCGCCGGAGCCGGCCCGGTGACCGCCTTCGAGCGGCTCCGCTTCGAGTCGATCGTGCGGGCCTACCTGCGCCGGTTCGTGCACGCCACGCCACCGAAGGCCGGAGGCTCCGACTTCGCGGCTGTGTACGTGGCGTGCCTCGCGATCGCCCGAGGGTTCAAGGCCGGCCTCGACCCCGAGCTCGTCCCCGAACTCGACCAGCTCGCCGACGAGATCGCCGTCGAGTACCTCACCAGCGTCGGTCTCTCGACCGAGGGAGCTCACTGACCATGTGCGACAAGTGCGTGCAAAACTGGGTGGTCCTGCCGGAGGCGATGAAGAACGAGCTCGCGAGTCGGTGCCGGGCGCTGGGCTCCGCTATGTGCCAGGGCGCGCAAGATGGGGGGTACGACGGCGTCGAAATGCTCGCCGCGCTCGAGGTCTCCGCTCGGTACCTCCGGATGCAGATGGACGCCGGGATCCAGGAGCTCGCCCAGGCGGTCGCCGATCGCATCCTGCCGCGCATCGTTGCCGAGGCGAGGGCGCGGGGAGTGGAGCTCGCCCCGCCCAAGGAGCACCCCCCGGTCACCTTCATGTCGGTCGCGGTGGTTCACGTGGTCGAGGTGGAGACGAAGGAGTCCCCGAGGGTGAAGGACCCAGGAGACCGGCCGGCCCGAGAGCCGCTCGCCGGTCCGCCCCGGCGCCTACCCCGCAAGCTGCGAAACTGAAGGAGAGAACGCCATGAACGACCTGACGAATGACGAACTAGAAGGCGCCGTGCGCTGCAAGTCCTGCGGCGCGCCGATCTTGGTCGCGGAGCGCAAGGACGGACTCCTCAAGGCCGCGGCTCCGGACCTCTACGAAGCGCTCGCCCTGGCCCTGCCGTGGCTGGAGCAGCGGTCGAATGACGAGACGGTTGCCGCAGCCCGCGCCGCTCTCGCCGCCGCCCGAGGTGATCGCCATGGCTGAGACGAGCGGGACGAATGATGCGCTGATGGCTGGGATGCAAGAGGTCGGCTCTGGGATCGATCGGGTCCTTGCGGAGAGGGACGAAGCGCGGGCTGCGCTACGAGACCTGTTCGCCCTGGTGGAGGACGGAACCCTGGTGCGCAACGCAAGCCGCGACGACGAGCCGGGGTGGCCGCTGAAGGCGATGCGCCTCGTCATGGTGCTGAAGCGGGCCGCCGAGGCCAGCGGGCGGACGCCGTGAGCGCCCCCGAGACGAGCGGAGCCCCGGCACCCGACAAGGCCGTCCTCGGAACCTGTTACGCGCCCGGGTGGGGGAACGGTCTCCCGCACGTGCGCATGCCGGGGTGCATCGATTGGAGGCCGCTTCCCTCACCCCCCGCTCCCTCGCCCCCGGCTGAGACGCGGCCCCAGCCGTCCGGTGAACTGACCGTGGAGTCGGGGGCGCCCCCGTGCCCGGTCCCCGGTAACGAAGGGGCGCACGTGTTGGTCGAGGGTCGCCCCTGCGCTTGCGGCTTCTCGGCCGTCACCGTCCGCTACCACCCGGCGCGCGCCTATGGGCTCGTCGTCACCTGCGCCTACTGCGACATGCCGCTGCGGAACAACGACGCGGCGATTGAGCACTTAGCCACCGCCTGCCCGAAGTCCCCGTGGCCGGCAAGGCTGGAGGCCGCACGACGTGAGGGTGCCGCCTCCGCCCCGCTCCCGCTGGTCCGCTCGACGCGCGAGAAGGCGCTGGAGGAGGCGCTCGCGTTGCTACGGGAGGCGGACGACGCGTTGATGTGGGCGCTCCACCGGTCCCCGGAGGCGGCGCACGAGATGGTGGTGGAGTCGGCCGCATGGAGGGCCCGCGCCCGGACCCTGGCCTCCGCTCCGGAGACCCCGGCGGACCCCGAGGTGAAGCCGTGAGCCGGCACACCGTCAATCCGTCCGACGCGGCCCACACGCTCTGCGGACGCGACTCCCGATACCTCGGGACCGAGCCGAACGGCACGCCCTGCCGCGTGTGCGCCCGGGTCGCGAAGGAGAGGGAGCGCATGGACCGGATCGTTGCGAAGTACGGCGGAACCAACGTCGAGGACCCCGAGGTGAGCGACCCGAGCAAGGACCAGGGAGCGACATGAGCAAGCGCATCGAGCACACGCGGACCGGCAACTGCACGGAGCCCACGTTCGCCCTGATCTACCGCTGCCGCCAGTGCGGGCGCGGGAACTTCTGCGACGTGTGCCACAAGCACGACGCTCCCCGCGGCGACTGCAAGAAGTGCCCACCGTGTTTGGCCTGTGCCGGGGCGCCCGCCTCCCAGGGGGAGCCGTGAGCGACCCCAAGCCGCTGTTGATCGGTGAGGCAAACCCCTACGGCAATCGGCCCGAGTTCGCCTTGTATCCGCTGCCACCGAACGCTTCCGGGGGGCGGCTGGCGCGGATCCTCGGGTTGTCGCGGACCGAGTACCTGCGGCGGTTCGACCGGGTGAACCTCTGCTGTGGTCCCTGGCGGATCCGCACCGCCCGCGCCGCCGCGAGCGATCTCCGGGCCGCCCGCGGTACGCCGCTGGTGCTGCTCGGGGCGAAGGTGTGCAGCGCGTTCGGGCTGCCCTACGCGCCGTTCACGGTAGTCGAGGGGCAGCTCTACCTGCTCCCCCACCCGTCCGGACTGAACCGCGCATGGGCTGACCGGGAGGCCGTTCCGCGCGCGCGCCATTTGCTCGGCGAGTTCCTTCTGCCCGCCGGCGCCTCCCAGGGGGACCGCCGTGAGTGACCTGCGAAAGAAGCTGGCGAAGCTGGCGGACAGGTGGGAGAGGGAGGCAGCATTGCACCCGAGCGAGATGGCTGCCATCGAGATTCACGAGTGC